CGACCGTATCTAGCAGCTGCTTGTCCTGCGCAGTTAGCTCACGTGGCGTGCCTAGCTGGTCGTCGACGTTGCTAGGCTTATCTTCGGTAAACCGGACACGCCACCATACCGTTCGATAAACCCAACCAGAGCCCATATTCGCAACCCGCCGCACGTCTAGCGGTTCACGCTCGTGTTTCACTAGGCATTCGGTGAGCAGCGCAGATCGGCAGCAGTACGCGCTGCTTTGCGAACTAGCTGCAACCAACCGCACAGTGTAGCTAGCCTCGGCGAGCAGTTGCGCGATCGCGACCGCCGCAGCGGTACGCCATTGGATGTCGTTAGCGTCGATGCGGAAACCACTAGCGACGTTATAGACTAGCGTGACGACCGCGATGCTGTTGGTCTGTTTACGCTCGCGCGTTTCCCACCATGCGCCACCATTTCGAAGTCTATCCCAACAGATATCGTTGCCGTCATCCTCTGAAAACTTGCGGCGACGCCGGCGCGTAGTTGGCGGGCTAACTTGCTGGCGCAGGTCGGCGACCATTCTGTTGACCTGCGATTCCGCATCTTCTGCGATATCAATCTGCCGGTAGAGTTCGTCCCACGTCCACGGGCTAAACGCACGGCCTAGAAAGCCTGCGCGTTGTTCGTCGATGCAGTCCGAGTGTGACATATAGCGCACGTCACGCGCCGCGTTCAGCATTTCGTCGACTGAGTTAAACCGATAGTGGTACTGGTTGTCGGAAACGTGCCGAAACTGACCCGCGTTGCCGGTTGTTGTTGCTGTCATAGTCTAGCCTTTCGTGAGTTGAGTTGAGTTGAGACTACAAGCATTTTCGCTTTTCGTCGTCAGTCCAGCCGCGCGTGAACCCGTCGATGATTTTCTCGATTGACCAACCTTGAATCTGCATGCGGTAGGCTGACTGCAGTGTGCGCGTCGAAACCGGTCGGCGGATGTTGTGCTCGCGCGTTTTCTCGCGGATTGCCCAAAATCGTTCACGCAACCGCTCGCTAGGGCAAATTGCGGTCTCGATATCGCGCGAATAATCCACCCAAACTTTTCCGACTGAGAACCGGTCTATAAACGCGGCGTCTTGCTGGTCGCGACCGCTAAACGCGGCGTCTGGTCCAGTCATAAACGTGTTAGCCGCCGCAATCAAAACGCAATCGGCGTGTTTTTCAGCGACAGGATTTTCGTGTCGATCGGGAAGGTGAAGGAACCCGTTAGCGATAGCTGAGTTCACAGCAAGCAACACGTTCGGATCTGCGGCGTCGACTTCATCAAAGAGGAAAACCCCACCGTGTTCGAAAATATCTAGAAATTCAGTTGCGCGGAACGTAAACCCGCCAGTGTGATCAGGCAGGCAGCGACCGACTAGTTTTGATTCGGTTACGCCGGCAGATAGGCTTAGCGAGCCGAATTTGCGCGACTCCAGCACTTGCGACAGCTGGCGCGCTAGATAAGTTTTTCCTGATCCAGTCGGACCGACGAGCAGCGTAGGAATACGTTGCGAGGCGAGGTCAACCACGTCCTGCAGGCATTCGTGCGCGGTTTCGTTCAACTCTAGTTCGGGCGCGTCTTGGCGTTCAACCACGATGCGCGTTGCGCCGCCGCCAGACACGCCGTTAGCCTCAAGATCGACAACGCGAGATTGCAATTCTGCGATAGCGTGGGACACTGCGCTAAGATGCGCGATCGAAGAGTTCAATTCTTGGACGTTAAACGCAAACGGGTTTCCAGTTTTGCGAGGTTCGGACCGTGGTTCGGACTGCGGTTCCGACTGCGGTTCCGACTGCGGTTCGACGCGCGACACGATATCGTTTTCATTTGGCGATTCGGGGTTGTAATAAAAGCCCTTCGCGTCGTAGCTGCGCCCGTCCCCCGCGATCCACGGGTAAGCGTTGCAGGGTTCATGTACAGTGATCGTCACGCGACCAGCGCCGCGCGTTTCGTAGGTCTCATCGACGCGCAATTCCAGTTTTTCCGTGCGTTGCGGATCATTCGCCGGTGTCCTGCATCGTTCGTGAATCCATTTCAAGCGCTTGCGCCCTGGATAGCGACCGGGGACAATCCAGTCCACGTTTTTCGTGATTGGTTTGCCGCACTCTTGGCATTGATTGTCGTATTGCGCGCGTTTGCGGGAAGGGGTTGTTTCCAAGTTGGTTTCGAGAGTCATGGTCTAGCCTTTCGTTCGTGTGGTAGGTCGCTTGCGTGTTGCACCGTCGCAACACAGTTGCTGATTGTAATCACTATCGGCCGCATGTCCAGAAGAATAGACTAATATCCAGCAAAATAATTCGGGATAGTTGTAACACGTTGCAGGCAAACAAGTTACGCCGGCTGCAAAGTTTAGCCTAGGCTAAACTTTGGGCTCAAAAAAGTTTAGCGTTTTGTAGTGTTGCTGCACTGCACCATGCGATTGCGACACCTGAATAAAAGACCTGCAGGTCTTTAATGTAAACACGCGAAAACCCCTATAAAACAAGGGGTTTTGCAGCCTATTGCCGATAGGCTGCAGGTATACGACTAGTAGACATGCAGCGTCTAAAATTAGGGGGACGGGGTGTTTCGCGCCAGAGGCCCGTATAGCCGCGCAGGCTAACAGCGCTGTCTGACAGCCGTCTGACAGCCAGTTAGGCTGCGCGGCTGTTAGGCGGGCTACGCGGCTTGCTGCGTAGTGGTTGACGACGTAGGGTCCCTCCACGGCGGATGGGACCCGCGACCGAGGCCGGCAGGGAGCGAGCGACCTCAAAAAATTTTTTCAAAACCGGAAACCGGTTTGCGGTCCAAGAAAGTAGACTACACAAAGGTAGTGCTCTAATTAAAGACCTGAAGGTCTTTAATGTGTTGTGTTGCGTTGCCCAGACTGCACTAGTAGGGTACTATGCGTGTACCCCCAACAGCCCCGCAGGCTACACGTTTGCTGTGTCGGGTAGCGAGCCAGTTAGCTTTAGCTTTAGCTTTAGCTTTAGCTTTAGCTTTAGCTTTAGCTTTAGCTTTAGCTTTAGCTTTAGCCTTAGCTTTAGTCTTAGCTTTAGTCTTAGCTTTAGCTTTGCGGAAGTAGCTTTAGAACAGTGCGGAAGTGCCCGTGAAACGCTGCGTAACTCACTACAAAGCTTGCGACTGCCGGGAGTATCTCTTTGAGCGAATGCAGACTGCACTCTCAGAGATCGCAAACCGTGCGCAAACTGCAGCTGACTCCCCCCGTGCGAACAAACTGGCGCTCCGCGATATCCGCCAGATCGCTACATCGGCTTTAGATCCCCAAGAGGCGTTTCCGTTTTCAGGTGATTAGAGATAAGAAGCCGAGAATACGGTGTCGGGCTTGCGGCCAGCTTTGTCTCGGTGACGAAGGCTTAGCCCGCCACGTGCTATTTGCTCCCGAGTGTCGAGTTCTTTACAAGGGCGAGCTGGCGGCGATGAGGCTGTTGTTCCAGGCGACTATAGAGGACCCACCGTGCGAGAAGTGACGAGAGGCGTTGCGAGGATTTTGGTGTTGATCCTCGGTGCTGTGGCTGCAGTGTCGGGGCTGATCGGCTATTTGCTCGGGAAAGGACTGTAGCTGTGTTTGACGGGTTGGAGAGGATCATCGCAGCGATATTCACGTTCTGGGTGGTAGTCGCTGCGATCGGAGGATATTTACTAGGTAGATTTCTGCTTTAGAGGCGGCCTTTGTGCGCAAGAGAAATACTTACCGCGTGGAAATGCAGTATCACGTCGGGGGGAACTGGTCGCCGGTCTACACAACGCTCGGGGAAACGCGGAATTTCTGTCTTGGGTACGTCGCCGGAATGCTGGAGAAGTACCCGTGCCCCCGACTGCGGATTGTGGAAAAGACGCCTGATGGCCAGGAACACGTGGTCCACTTCGTCCAGGGCCATGCCACCCCTAAACCAGCTGCGGTTCAGGCCCGTACCATGCGGCGGTCACCCTAGAATTCGAGTGTGAACAAGCTCATCTCGATTGAGAATCTGCCGCACGGGTTAGAGAAGATCGTGGATACAAGCCGGCTCAGGGGGAAGCAGCATGTGTTCCTGATCGACTCTGAGGCTGTGCGGCTGACGAATCTTAGTCATGCGGGTTGCTTGTACCCGTACGAGCTGCACGTGTACGAACTTGGGATTGGCGGCGTTTATGCAACGGTCGAGGTCCATGCGTTCGACTGAAAAACAAGAGTCAGTCGAGATTACTACGTGTAGTGCTGAGCACTGCTTGCGGCTTGGGGACTACAAGAATGGGCTCTGCCTGCTGTGTTTTGAGCGGCACTTCACTTTGAATAGCGACCTGCGCAACTGGGAGCCTAAAACTGGTTTTGTTTTAGTTCGGAAAGAATACTCAGCCTCGACGCTGGCTGAACGTAACCGGGAGCGCCGGCGGCAGACCAGCAAAGAGCAAGAAGCAGCGCGGCGGGAACAGCATGGCGATTGAGACGATCCGGGAGCATATTTCGGGCGCGAAGAGCTTTCGGGACTTGCCGATTGCGACAAGGAGAAGCCTGTGTAGCGTTTCGACGTTTGCCTGGATGTTAAACCACAAGCCGAGCTTCTTTAAGCCGTACTGGCACACGAAGCTGCTAGATACCGAGCTGGAGAAAGTATTCTCGGGGGAGCACCCGTACCTGATGATTAATTGCCCACCGCGTGTGGGTAAAACGATGAGCACGATGCTGTATGGTGCGACGCGATACTTTGCGATGCACCCAGACGAGAACGTGTATATCGTGACGTACAACCAACCGACGGCGAATCGGTTCGGCGCGCAGTGCAAAGAGGTGTTCAGGCACAACGCGGGGGATTTGTTCAACCTGAAGCTATCCAAGAAGCGAACTGCGAACGAGTCCTGGGGCATTGAAGGGCATGAGGGTAGCTTCAACTGCATTGGCTGGGGCGGCGGGATCACGGGGCAGAAGTGTCATCTGATTATCTTGGATGACTTGATCAAAGACACGGAAGAGGCTTTGAGCGAGAAAGTCCGAGACAAGATTTGGGCTTGGATTGACATGACGCTCCTGCAGCGCGTGCAAGACAACGACGAGCTGAAAACTAAACTTGTCTCAGTCGGAACAAGATGGCACTCGGAAGACCACTTAGGGAGACTGCTTGACCAGGAGAACGAAGGCGGTCATATCAAGTGGCGCAAGCTGATTCTTCCCGCGCTCGCGGAAGACGATGTCTACCACAACAACGAGCTGATCATGCGCAAGGGTGAAAGCCTTTGCCCTGGAATTCTGCCGCTTGAGTATCTCGAAAACCGCCGCGATTTGCTGAGCCGGTTTGCGTGGAACGCGACCTACCAACAGAGACCGATCACGCAGGACGGGCTGCTCTGGGAGGGGAGCTTATTTAGTGAGTCGCAGTGGGTTGATAAGTGGCCAAGCCAGATTGAATGGTTGGTTGTAGCAGTCGACCCCGCGACCGGAAGGGCTTTAAGAGACGGCGACTACAGTGCGGTTGTAGCCTTGGGCTCTGACCGCACGGGGCAGCTTTACTGTGAAGCTGACCTAGAGAAAGACGGCCCGTTCGAGACAGTACAGCGCCTTGCGCGGTTCTGCACTAAAAAGCTCCCCAGGGTTCCCGACGTTGTGGGCATCGAATCAAACGCGATGCAGTTTTTGATCGGCGCGACTGCGGATGATGTATTTCACGAGCAAGGCATCAACTGTCAGATCATGGAAGTTGATAACGTCTTGCGCGACGCGCCGCGCAGCAAAGAAGACCGGATTACCGAAGGGCTAGATGCGTTTATTCGTAACCGAGATATCAAGTTTGTCAGGAGCCGGGGCACTGGGCTTACTGTACGCCAGCTCCGCGCGTTTCCCTCGCGGACGGCACATGACGACGGACCAGACGCTCTTGAGGTCGCTACTTTCCTCCTGAGTGAGATTGTGTACTGAAATGACTGAATCTACTACTGCTCTTGCTGAGCCCGAGACTAAACCCAATGTGCTTACCGAAGCCGTTGAGGAGTTTACTGAATTCGGGCTGCTTGAAGCCGACGTGCGCGGACTACAGGACTGCTTAGGTAGACTGCAGACAGTCCGCGATGAGTTTGATTTCTTGACTAGAGAAGGACTGCAGGACGGCAAGCACCTCCCGTACAAAAGCGGTGACCAAGGGTCACTGGATACCATGCAAGAGGCAAGTTTCAAACTGGCTCGCGACCCGAATATCATCGCGGCGACCGAAGCGATGCTTAGCTACACGGTGGCGAACGGCTGGAAATACACGGTCGCCAACCGAGACTCTACTGATCCGTTCAGGGAAGAACGCCTGAAAGCCGTTCGTACTGCTCACCAGTACTTAGTCGAAAACGTGCATCTCGGGAACCTCCGGGGCTGGTACTTCATGCAGGAAGAGACGTACCGCCGGTATGTGCGAGACGGGGAGTTCTTCCGCCGGTGGTTTTACGTGAACGGCGAGTTCCACGTGAGATTCATGGAACCGATGGACGTGCGGCAGCCGACTGACCCCCGGCAAGTGATCAGCCCCGTACCGTCTTTCGTGGCGTCACTACTCGAAGAGAATGTAGTCCCAGGGGAATTCGGTATCGTGGCAATGCCCGGTGATGCCGCGATGCCTGTAGGGTACTGGCACCGAATCTCGCAGACGGGTGAGAGTGACGAGTTTGAGTACGTCCCGGCTAGCCAAGTGCAGCACGGAAAAAACGTGGTCGACGTGAACGACCCGAGGGGAGTCCCGCCGTTTCTGGCGGTCGGCTGTGTGGTTGCGCTGCTCCAGGAAGTCACCCAGTCGATGGCTGAGTTAGCTATCAAGCAAAGCAAGTACGCGGTAGTCCATAAGCACGCGAAGACGAATCGCCGCGCGGCGGTCCAAAACGTGATCGGAAGGCGCGCTGAAGAGCTGAATAGCCAAATGTCCACCAGGGGGCGAGATCCTTTAGAGCATCACTTGAAAAACATTGATGTGGAGATGCACGGCTTCAAAGTGAACGCCCGAAACTACATCGAGGTGATCCAGGCGCTACAACGGTCGATCGGCTCGATCCGGCAGATCCCGGAGTTCATGTTCGGGGATGCGAACACCGGAAACCGGAGCAGTTTAGTCTCGGCAACCGGGCCGTTTAGCCGGCGGGTTTTGCGCGAGCAAACAACCATGTGGTTCTATGAGCAAGAGCTGCAATGGATAGGTATCGCCGCAATTTTGGGCTGGCAGCCGGATTCGATCAAAGACGCCCGCGCGAAAGTGATCATCCGACCTAGCTTCCCGTTGACCGAGCAAAACGACAAGACGAAAGAAGCCCAGATGGTAATCTCGCTGGCTAGTGAGACTGCAGATCACCCCGCGATTATCTCGGTTCAGGAAGCCGCGCGTAGGCTCAACGTGGACTACAACCAAATGCAGTCTGAGATCAGTCGCCACCGTGAACTGTACCCAGCAGGGACTAGCACTACAGACCCAGGCGTAGAATCAGATTAAGGATGCCCCCTGTTCTTTTTACGAGAGTCTAAACCTTGCCAGCTAACCTGTTAGTCGAGTCGTTTGACTTATCTGAAGTCAAAGTCGACCACGAGAATCACGTTATCCACGGGGTCAAGGTCACGGGCAAGGTCTCGAACAACAACCGGGAATACACCGACAAGGCAATCGAAAAGTCGAGTCGTGTGTTCGAAAACGTGCCGGTGACAGTGCGCGGCGGTCACGACCGCAAACACCGTGACTACCACTGCCAAAACGGGCAACTTCGCAACGGGCGAGCTGAAAAGCTCGGCTCGAAGGAAGCCTGTAGCCGTTACGACTGGTTCTTGAACGAAGCCGACCCGCTGACCAAAAAGATTCTCGTCGATGCGGAAAAGTTCCCCCAGAACATTCCGCTGTCTCACGAAGTGGGCCGCTGGAAGGAATCCAAAAAGGGCGGGGTCACCCTGATTGAGGATATCACCGACGACCCTAAGTTCTTGGGTGTCGCTGCGGTGTACCGGGGAGGCACCAACAGCAGTTTGTTTGAAAGCCACGAGGAAATCATGGAAATCAAAACTAAAGAGGAGCTGAAGGCGACCTTCCCAGTGCTCTGCGAGCAACTTGAAGAAGCCGCCTGCGCCTGCGCGACTCAACAGCGCGACGAAAAGGCCGAGAAGGTTGAAAACCTGATCGCCGAAAAAGCCGACTTGAAGAAGGCTTTAGACGACCTTCAAGCTGAGCTGAACCAATACAAGCAGGCCGAGCAGGACCACGCTCGCCGGGAGAAGATCACCGAGAGCGCGAAGGAGATTTGCGGCGACGGCTTCCTGGTCGAAGAAGACCTGATGGAAGACTTGCTTGAGCTGTATGACGACGATCGTTATCTGCGAATTTTGAAGCGAATGGCTCCCGAGAGTGCTGAAGGCGACCCCGCAGGGGCCCCGAAGAGCAAGTCGGGTACGAGCTACTCCGCCAATGGCAAGAAGCCACGTAAGAAACTCTCCCGACGCGAACTGTAGGAGTTAAATCCATGAGCCTGAAATGCCTTGACGACGGCAGTTGCAATTTGACTTGCAACAAGATCCGCCGGACTTGCGGACCCTGCAGTCTGCGCAAGTACTTGGTTGACCCGGCATTTGGGATTCCGCTTGGCGGAACGCCCATGTTCCAAGATCCCGTGACCAGCGCGGTTCGCCCGTTTAGCTCGGCGGTAACGCTTAGCTTGGCGGTCGATAACTTTGTTGGTTTCACCGTTGAAACCTTTGAAGCTGGCGAGTGCCATACGGTACAGATCGCCAGCTGCGGTTGGGTGGAAATGCAGACCGCTACTCCGGTAGCGAGCATTCCGGGCGAGAAATACACTTTTGCGACTGAGACGGTCAATGCAGTCACGTTCGTTAGCAACACAATTGTTGTTGCGAACGGTACTGGCATTCTCGAAGCAGTCGAAGAGTGTGCGTGTAACTGTCAGCAACGGTTGTCGTGCCCGCCTGACCCGGCTGCCCCGGCTGATGTGAGCCCGACCCTCTTGAATTCGATCACCCGGCCTACGAAGCGTTGCATCTTGCTCGCCTTCGACGCCGGGCGCTGCTAGGAGAACTCACTGATGCCCAAAAAGAAGAACATTAACGACTTCCTGACGGAGGAGTTCGAGAAGGCAGCGAAGGGTCAAGTCAACGATGAGACCCTGAACGAAGCCTTTGATGAACTCAAAGATGCTTGTGCGGAAGGCACGTACAACATCAATGACGTTGACTATAACATGGTGTTCGAGCAGTTGATGCCCGACGCGATGTACAACGCTTTTTATGAAGGTCGCCCCGGCTTGAGCAACGCGCGCAGCGAACAGCTCATCGAGGAAGCCGACAAAGCGTGTAAAACCACGAAGTTTGATAAGGTGTTCGACAAGCTGGTGACGACGCATATGCGTCATCACACGCCGAGCTACGACATCTCGATCGCGAACGACCTGGATCGAATCTTGGCCGAAAGCGACGGGATTGTGCCGATCACCGCGAGCTACGTTGATAGCTTCCGAGAGCGTTGCAAGACCCGGATTATGTCGGACTTCACTTGTCCGCCGGCTGCTACGGCAACTCAAGACTGCTATTCGCGATTGGATATGCCGTGCTCGCGGTATGTCGACCGCAAGATTTGCGAAATGCCGCTGGATATGCCGCCTGAGTTCTGTTGCAACGACACGAACGAAGACGACCCGGCGCAGTTTTACGGGCTGGGCAAAGAACGTTGCTGGGAGCCTGGACGGCCCTGCTACATTCACTTTGCATTCGCGCTACACCGGAATATCGCCTGCTTGGATGCAGACGCCGAAATGCGCCGCGAAATCGACCGTCGCCGCCAATGGTTTGACATCATTGACGAGCGGAACTTTATCCGCTGGGCGTTTGATGCGTTGAGCTGCGAGACGGGCTGCAATCAGTATCCGTACACGTACGACAACGTAACATACGAATCCATGTGGTTGACGGCTGCGGATAACGGCCCCTGGGTGAACGTCCTGCAAGACCCTGATTTGGCTTGGACGGACTGCACTTGCCCGCCGTACTGCGCGATCGAGCAAGTCTTCGAGGGCGCTTGCGACCCGATGACCGGAATGCCGGTTGACTGCGGTGGCGAGTACCAAGTGATGATGACTCGAAGGTGCAAAGCTGAGCAGTACCAACGTGCGATCGGCTCGCACTTGCTGACGACTTGCGGCACGTACAACGGCTGCAATGCAGAACGGCGCGTCAATATGTCATCGCGTGACGGCTGGAGCCCGGTTGTGAAGTGGTCGCGATGGATGTGGAACATCCTGGTTGACTTCTACCTGAACTGCTACGACGGCGACGGCAACGGTACGGTTGCTGACAGGATCGCAGACCCGGACCTTGCACTCCGCACCGCAGAGTTGTGGGCAGAGAACACGTACTTGGTCAGCAAGAGCTTCACTTCGACGTTCGGCCAAGTGGTCGACTTCGACGTATCAACCCGCGAGTTCGGCGGAACGAACACGTGGGCTTACTTTGATCGCGGGATTACGTTCGCGCGTCGTTACGAGCGGATGGCGGCGTTCACTCCATTGCGTCCTTGGCTGACGGTTTTGGTGCGAGCGTTCGACAACACGCTTGACGCGGACGGGACTGCAATCCCGACTGAATAACGCTCGTCGTGGGGTGTGACTACGACGATAAAGAGTAGACAGGCTCAGGGTAAAATCTGAGCCTGTTTGTCTAATCAGATGAGGGTATGAAACTATGGCAAAAACCACTGAAACTACAGTCTCCAACGAAACTAACACCCTTGTTTCTGGCGCCCGTGCAAGCGGAAAGCAAAAACAACTCGAAGATAGAATTCAACAGCTGGAAGAGCAGCTTGAAATTCAAAACTTGCGCGTGGCGTCGATCGGGGGTCAGATGGCGACGCTCGAAGAGCACCAACACAAAGCAGGCAAGATTCTTGCACGCATCGAAGCCGAACGCCGATCCGCTGGGAAGCACAAGTGGGTCGTCCGCGACAAGCGATATCTCGGCGGAGACGGCGAACCTGTGGGGTATACGGTCTGGTCGGACTTCGATCAGAGGAACCAAGCGACCCAGGTTATTTCTGAATTCCGCAAACGCACCCGTAGCAGCTGGAACGTCAAGAACGGCCCCGATCCGTTGACAGCTGAACTCGTCGGCTAAAAACAAACCACTGGAGTGTAGTAAATGGCAGGCTCACAAATTCCCCCCGGCAGTAGTTACGTTGCGCATTCTTGCGGGGGAGGCGGCGACGGCTGTTGCAACACAGACCTAGTTTACACCAGCGAAACGGGCCTGCTAACGCTGCAGCAGACTAACGGTGACCCGTTGAGCGTGACGATCACGGCGACGGGAGCTACTAGTGTAGTTACGGACAACACCGGGGCAAACGGCTTAGCTGACGGCACGATCGTGCATAACGACGGCGGCGGGACTACGGTCACCATCGACATTTGCGCGGCGATCCAAGGCTGCCTTGACCCGATCGCTACAGTAACGACCGGGAGTCTGGTTGACCCGCTCGATCTGGCTGCGGTGTACGCAGCTGCAGGCTCGCCTTCTGGCCCGACATTTATCGATTACACCGACGGTTCTGGCGGGCTATATCGCTACGGTGTAGATGATGACGGCAACGTCACGGTACTACGAGTGCCGGGCGAGAACTGCTGCGACTTCACTATCGAAGCAACTGTCGGCGGGCTAGTTGACGTTAACGACCCCACCACTTGGCCGGCGGGCGCTACAGCGGCCAATCCGTCTGCGAACCACACGTTCGTCTTCTACGAGAATCCCGACGACACCGTGCAGTACCTTGTAGGCTACGTCGACGAAAACGGCGTTGAGCACCCGCTGCCCGGCGTGTGTATGCGGACGAAAACCACCGTCGGTAAAGTCGGCAGCGTGACGGTTGATTCGGGTTCAGTACCGACGCCTTCTGACTCCACGATGGTCAACCCGAACACCTCAGAGACCATTGTGGGCGCTTGGGCGGAAGTTACGGGCACTTCGGCGAGCGATATCGAGTTCCACCTCATGTGGATCGCGGCGGGTACGAGCCCCGGCTCGGCGACGCTGCTTCCTGGTCCTGGTGGCGTAGTCAACCCAGCAGACCCGTGGATTTTGCCGGCTGGCCAGACGCGGCTCGACATGACGAGCATCTTGGACGGCGAGATTCTGCCTGCAGGTAGCTCGATTTCTGATCAAGTCGTGACCGCTGCCGGTGACGGCGTGAACCTGAATATCACGGTCATGACCGAGAGCTGTGTCGGTTCTGTCCCGGTAGGCGGCGGCGCCGGCGCGGTGTCTGTAGTGACCGACAACACTGGCGTGACTGGCTTAGCCGACGGCACGATTGTGCATAACGACGGCGACGGGACTACGGTCACCATCGACATTTGCGCGGCGATCCAAGGCTGCCTGTCACCGATCGAAACAGTTCCCGGCGGCACGTTCACGAGTCCGCTTGTCGTGACAGAAGCCGAGAGCTACGTCGTGGCCCAGAGTATCTCTGGACCGACGGTGCTTGAGTACGATCACGGCGACGGGACTACTTATCGGTACTTCGTGGATGACGACGGTAACGCGAGCCTAATCCAAACTACAGGTATCAGCTCGGGCGCCGTCAGTGTATTTACCGACAACACTGGTGCGAACGGCTTAGCCGACGGCACGTTTGTGCACAACGACGGTGACGGGACTACAGTCACGGTAGACGTGTGTGCGGCAATCCAGGGCTGCCTCTCGCCGATCGCTACGGTCCCCGGCGGCACGTTCACGAGTCCGCTTGTCGTGACAGAAGCCGAGAGCTACGTCACTGCACAGAATATTTCCGGGCCAACAGTCCTTGAGTACGATCACGGCGACGGGACTACTTATCGGTACTTCGTGGATGACGACGGTAACGCGAGCCTGATTCAGACTACAGGTGTAGATACCGGTAGTGTTTCTGTACTCACAGACAACACCGGCGCAAACGGCTTAGCCGACGGCACCATTGTGCATAACGACGGTGACGGCACTACAGTCACGGTTGATATCTGCGCAGCGATCCAAGGCTGTCTCTCGCCGATCGCTACGGTCCCCGGCGGTAGCTTCACAAGTCCGCTGGTTGTCACAGAAGCCGAAAGCTATGTGACTGCACAGAATATTTCCGGGCCAACAGTCCTTGAGTACGACCACGGCGACGGGACTACCTATCGGTACTTCGTGGACGACGACGGCAATGCCAGCTTGATCCAAACAACAGGACTCGATGCTTGCTGCGTTAACCAAGCCGCTGCCGGTCCGTTTGTTGACCCCGCGACGTGGAGCACAACCGCAAGCGAGTTCACGCTCGTTTCGGATAACACGGGGGCGAACGGGAATATTCTCGGCTACACGGATGATGCCGGCGAGTATCACTCGCTGCCGAAAGACAAGTGCTACACGATTGATAACTCGGGCGGCGGTTTATCGTTCGGCGATCCAGAAGCTCCGACTAACAACGAGATTCTGGTTTGGTACGCGGCAAATGCTTCGCCGCAACAGTCTGGCGACATTTTGATTTACACGTCTCCGGGTGCTCTGTCGCTCAAGTATCACACTTGCATTGACTCTGTTAGCGGTAGCCTGACTGTCACGCAGTTGTGTTGTGATACGGGCGGCGTCGCGGCAGGACCGAGCTATCAGGTTTTGGACCGTACACAGACGAGCATTGTGTACGACGTGTCGCTTGGCCCACAAGCGTTTTTGCCCCAACTCTTGGCTGGCGGGAGAACTGTCGCGAATCTCACGAACGCTTCGCCGGGCGACAGCGGACAAGTGTTTGTGCAAGGCTCAAGTTTCCCGCCGGCTTGGGGTAGCCTCTGGGACTTCGGCCCGGACGCGGACACCGCACCGAACGTGCCGGCTTGGATCTTGACTAATGACAACACCAAAGGCGTAGTGCTGAGCTGGCGAGTGGAGTACGACGGCACGATCCAGTGCAGTGTGCGTGAAGGACACAAAGCACCGGTCTGGCCTTAATCTAGCAGGCTATTTAGCTAGTTAAGTAAGCGTAGTGCAGTCAAACAAAACAGCCCCAGCGACACAAGGAACTAAACACTCATGGGAACTTCAGGCGCCGGGGCTGCATTCTGGCAGTATGCGAATATCTACCTGTTCGACACGTTTCGCGATACGAATCACCAGGATATCGCGGCAGGCGACAGCCGAACGGGGAGCCAAGTACATGACCCAGACTTTTCGCGGCTCAACACGCGATACATGGGGATCTATAACAAGACGTGGAACGGGACGCTAGTTAACGAACAGGTGTTTGGTTTTTCTGCCGGTCGTACAGAAATCGAGCTGCCGACTTCAACGTATGTTTTGACCGCGCGAATCCAGGTCGTTGGAACTTGGACTGTCTCGATCTCGGACGCCACCGCTTCAGGTGCTCAGCGAACGGGCTTTCGCTGGAGGCGTCGCTTCGGTGACCCAGGCTATCACACTGAAGGCTGCTTCGTTTATGTCGAGACTACGGAGGAAGTGTATTTCGTCGTAAGGCATTACACGACGAACGGCACCGTCGCGGACAGCGTTACGGCTTACCCGCTTGGCTTAGCGGCGGGGACGTACCGCTTCGAACTTGAAGTGGTTGCTTCGCGGTGGACGCTGTATGCCGACGGTGTGCAGAAAGCTACTGACACTGAGCCGAATGTCGGACGTGTCTGCGGGATTTACACGCGGTCCGGTTCAGGGACGTTGCAGTACGGCAGCAGCCCAGTGCTTGATTTGTGCCTGTCAAGGCAACGGATCAGCGATGCACAGTACAACGCATTGCTCGCCACATATGATGTCCCAATCGTCAGCGATTACTATTACCGCGACACGTTTACTGCTGCAGACGGGGTGCTGGTCGCGGCAGCCGCTCGATACCCGACTGTTGACGAAAATTACGTCCCAGGCGCACCACGGTGGTGGGAATCTTCAGGCGCGGGAACTGAAATTCAGGTGCTAAGCAACAAGCTTGTCAAGCCCGCACACACGACGTGGCTACGACAGCAGGTGACTGTCCCTTGTCACGACGTGCTCGGGGACAAAGACATGAGGCTCGGCGCTGTCATAAAAACGGTTAATGACGGACTCGGTGGGACCGGAATCGTCACTAACAGTTCGATGGCGGGTTTCGTCTTCCGAAACGAAGACAGCACGAGTACGACCAACCATTGGCGGTACTACATCAGGTACACCGGCACGACGAACGAAGGCATTTTAATGCGGAGTTCGACTGTGCAATCGGTTCACGATCTGGGCAACGACGATTCTGTCCCCCATCTTTACGAAATCGAATTTAACGGTCTAGCTTTCGAGGTGTTCGTAGACGGCGTGAGCACGGCCACGGATACTTTGACAACTTTTTATCAGAACAACTACAAGCACGGTTTGCTGATGATTACACAGCCGAGTACCGGCCCGTCGTGCGAGATTGACGAATTCTGGATGAAGCAGATTTAGCCTATGGTTGGGATCGCATTCCGGCAGCAACGGAGTAGATACCTATGATTAAAGTATCGCCGATCACTGCCTTTTTCGTGGGGCTGAGCCTAGCTTTCGGCGGCTTTTACGCCTTTGTGCCTGAAGTACCGCAGCCCCCGGCAGGGCTCTACACCGGACCGTGTGAAGTTGACAAAGCAAAATCGCTCGCTCTTACGTATCTCGGCCTTACAGTGGCTTGTGCGACGGCGAGCTGGGCGATCGAGAACTGGAGAAGCAGAGAACGTGCATAATCTCGATCCTACTCAATCCGTCGGGCAAGCTGTCGGGCAGGTCGTCCGGTACAGTGCTGACGGAACTTATGAAGTGTACACGCCGGGCTCTGAAACGCCCGCCGCGAACTGGGCTGCGCTCAACCAAGCCGCGACGGACGCTGTGCAGTACGACACGGTTGTCTGCGACGAGTACGCGGAATACGAGTCACCCGCTGGCGCCTCGATCACGATCAGCCAGCCCGACGTGACGCTTAAAAAAGGGCTGATCACCAGAGCACCGGGTCAGAACTACTTAGCTCTAGTCACGCTCGCAGGAGCTAATCGCTCAAAGCTCGTAGACTGTATTCTCGACGGCGAAGTTGAATTCGACGCGCCGACTACACTCACGGTCCCTGCGGACTTCAACCAGACGAACCCCAACAACACTGCGAATGCTTCGCTCCTGAAAATCGAGAACTCACACGCCGTGAGGGTCGAGAACTGCTTGTTCCGTCGTCACGCAGGTACGATCGCGCCTGCTGGCGGCGGCTCGGTGCAGCGGTACGTTGACGCAGCCGGGATCACGATCGACTCAAACTGCGAAGCGGTTACGGTCGCCGCGTGTGACTTCTATAAGATGGGCAGCTACGGGGTGAACAACCAAGGCTGGTCGACGAGTGTTAAGGGCTCGACGTTTACCGATATCCTGTCCTGGGGTGTAATTAACGGTGGGCCAGACTTGAACTCCGTGTCGATCACCGGGTGCATGTTCACTAAGACTACCGCGACGAGTTTTGGCCCGACTGGCGGGATTAACTTCAATCGAGGCTCATCCGGTTTGACATACCGACATGCTGATATTTCACACTGCGTGTTTAATCTCGGTGCAGTCCCGGCGCAGCTTGTCGCGGGCACCGAGAGCAGCGCGCTGATTAAACTCCAGGACGTAGTACACGCTTCAGTGCGAGGCTGCACGCTGTTGCGGCCTCAAACCTCTACGACTGCCGGTTCGGGGATCATGATCGAAGGCACTGTAAGCTTTTTGGAGATCCACGACAGCTACATCCAGGGCATCTTGAATCACATCAGCCGCACCGGGCGCCCTCGCGTGCGGATTGTCGGCTCGAAGCTCGGCGTCGACATCACTACGAGCTGGGCGGTGCTGGGCTTCTATGAAGACATTTCTCTCGAAGGCTCAGAACTGTACTATACGTCGCGGGCGATTGCGGGAGACGGTTTGTCCGACCCGAATACCATCGGTGCTTTTGCAGTCTCCGGGTCACTGGAGTGTGACAAGTGTCGGTTTAACCCCGACGGCGCTGGACCGACTCAGGTCTTAATCGCGGCTGATTTCCCGAACGAAAAAGGCAAGTTGCGATTCGATAACAGCAATACCATTGCCGGGTCTCTACACGGGTCTGGCACGCACTCTAAGAGCGATACGCCGGAAGGCAATCTCGCACTGACTTCGGTCGGCGAAAACCCGCTGGCAAAGTGCCATGACGCGACGCTTACCGGTAACCAAGCTCACCCGAGCTTCGGCGGCGCGCCGCACTACGCGCCGAGCTTCGCGGGCGAGCCCTGCATGACAATCCAAAATGCTCAGTGGGCTGACTCGGGCGGTCTGTCTCCTAGTTCAGCAACCGAAGTACGTTCCTGGCACTGGTCAACTACCGGCGGCGGCGAGTGGATCGCGGAATTCTAAGAAAAGGTAAGTCATGCACAACGCAGAAATTACAAAATGCTCGACTGTTGCGACCCGCGCGGCTGCTGGACAGAATCTTTACGCTATCGCGGGTCTGTGCGATGGCAGTCAGCACTACAACTTCAACACGAGCCAGCTCGACGGTAGCTACAGTGACCCGAGCCGGGCTAACTACAGTTCAGCTCTGTTGACTGAAGAGACCGGCACGCCGCTCTCAGGCGACGAGTCTTGGTACTCAATCGACTTACCGGCGTTGCCGGGGTGCATGTGCTACAGCGTGTTTATCAGGGCCGGCGGCGCGCCCGCCGCGAGCGACACGCTGGTAGCTTCAGGTAGCCTAGGCTGCTAGCCGTGTACTGGCATTGGGCCTATTTGGTTGCTGGTTTGGCTGTGGGGTGGCTTGGCTGGCGGGTTTGGAAACGATGGTACTGGTGGGTTAAATAAATGGCGTTCATCCAACCGATCTGTGCGGGCGATCCGCCCCCTGATCCAGACCCCGAGTTCAAGCTAGGTTTCAACGTCGCCGAACCCGGCGCGTTTTCTGCCTCAAGAATCCACTACGACTTCGGCAAGTACTCGCAGTTCTATCACACGATCGGCGCCGCGACGACCGACCCGACGACTGGCTATCCGGTTACCGGGCCGACCCAACTCAATATCGAGGCGCGACAGGGCCGCACGTGGCCAGCTGGCGACTATACAGCTACTTGGTCGGGCACCGGCACTTCAACTAATGGCGCAACAAAGACGATTACTGCAGGCAGCACTACCGTTAACTGGCAATTCGACGGGGATCTAGCCGGGTTTAGTCTGAAGCGCGACGGCGACCCCGACAACTGGACGCCGACTTTTCTTGCCGACGTGCAGAACGCCTGTGTCGTGCGGTACATGAACGCGCACTTTACTAACTTTCAGCCGCGTACTTCAGTTGCTAGCCAGCGATGGGTTTTCTACCCGACGCCCACGGGCGCGAACCAGTTCATTCGGCGAATGATCACGCCGGCTGACATCGTAGACATCTCGAACCAGACTGGGACTGTACCGTGGATTAACATCCACTGCACATGGAACGACACGATTATCCAGGAAGTCGCGAACGAATACGCGGCTGCCGGCCCGACTACACCGTTGATCGTTGAGTGGGGTAACGAAAACTGGAACTCTTCGTTTGCGGCAAACTGGAGCACGAATACCGCTGCCGCGTCGGGCTACGCTGGCGCCGGCGACACAGCCCGCATTGCTGCTTACAGCTGGGACCGCAGCGACAGGACCGCCGAGATTTTCAAGACGACGATGCCGGGCGTAGATATCTACGGTGTGTGGGGTGCTTGGCTCAGCGTGCCGAATACCTACAACCAAGCCGTGTCAGGTCGCACGCGACCCGGAACGTTTCTGGATGCAATGGCGGTCGCGCCGTATTTTGGTCAGACCTGGGCGACAAATACCGCGACAGCCACGTCGACGCCAGCTGAAGCGATCACCGCGTGCGAAGACGACCGCGACACGAGAGTGCTGCCGCACTTGGCGACGTGGCAGGGTTACGCATCTAGCTCAGGCTTGCCGATTTGGTTCTACGAGACTGGCTTTTCGCTTAACCGAAACGACAACGGGCCGATTGACACAAACTTAGCTGCAATCAGTAACGGACCAGAAGCCGGCGCGTTCTGGGCGGACTGGCTGACTTATATCGCGGCTAACTTCCCTGGCTACCACACCTTGTATCGCCGCTGCGGTACTGACGATGCGTTCGGCTTCAAGTCGCACGAACTCGATTCACCGGGGTATCCTCGCTGGACTGAATCTGTGGAGTACTTCTGTGGCTAAACGAAACCCCGGACAAGCTGTCGACTGCTGTGCAAAACCCTCTGAAAAACAATGGGCGACGCAAAGCGTACTCGCGGCGACGGCCACGGCTGAAGCGCCTGGTCAGGGGCTCAGGTGGTTTGTGAACGACACGAACCCAGTGATCACCTGGAGCGTGAACTTCGCAGGACTAAACGGGGTGCTATCACAGGAAGATGCCTACGCGGGGATACACAGGGCTTTCGCGTTAATCACTCTACACGGAGACTTGAGTTTCCGAGAAGTCAGCGTGAACGGTAATATCCGTGTAGTCTTTAAACGGCTTGACGGCAGGCTCGGAGTGCTCGGCCAAGCATGGCAGCCGGCTCGCGGCGAAGAGCTAAACGTCGGCGGCGTTGTCGGGCGGATCGAGATTGACAACGAAGAAGCCTGGACAACAGACGACTTTGCAAATGTGTTTTTGCATGAAGCGATGCACGCAATCGGTTTGTCACACGCGCCAACCGGTGGGCGAACAAACCTGATGGAGCCTACGTTTAGTTTCGGCCAACCCTTGCGAACGCTAGGTGCTTGGGATTCGCTGGAGATCGCACGGAGATATCCGTTCGGCTGGCGTGAGGAAGCTTGCACAGATCGCCCGTCGCTTGCTTTTCGAGACAACCAAGTGATCATTGCAGAGACCGGCGAAGTCGTCGGCACGGTTGACAGCTATGGTGCATGGGTATCCAATGCTTCAATCAGACCCCTGCAAGTCGCGAACTGCGCGAGAATCGCCGCGATTAAAGGGGCCACTTTTTCGGAGGGTCTAGCGATAATCGCTGACCAAAGTAATATTCGCACGGCTGAAGAGCGAGTCGAATAAGCAATTAGGGGCCATTGTCATGTCGCAAGCAGCGTACGAGCCGCTGGTGGGCGTGATCCGTATCTTTGATTCTCTCAACTCTGATGAAGGCTGTCGCCCGCCCCGCAAGTATCAGTGGTGCGCAACTGTCGTCTGGACGGACGGCGAATGCGTTGAGCTAGTCGGCGTTACCAAAGCGCCGACAGCCTCAGAGGCTAGAGTACTAGTCCGCCAACTACGCGATCTGGGTGCAAAACGGATTGTTGTTCGCAAGAAAGACGGTCGTGTGACTACACACTTTTTAGAGAAGGATGTTTCAGATGTTGAAAAAAGAGAAAACTCAGAAGGTCAAACAAAAGATCAACAGAAAATCGCCTGTTGATTTTGACTCGAAGACCTGGGCGATGGCGATGGAGGTCGAGGCAGACCCGACCACGGGTGAAGTCTGGGTCTCGCAGGTGGTCACTGAATCCGGCGACGTTGTGTTTAAGGCCGGTATCGAATTTCACGGGTTAAGTGATGACGACTTGTCTGTGGTGCAGGTCGATATGGCTTCGGAAGGGATCACCGACGGGATGGTCTCTGAATTGTCGTTTCGCGAGACGGTGAAAATCTGGGAAAAGCAGATCCGAGCTATCAAGAAATTCAACCAGCGGTGGTTGGAAGTGATCGCTTCCTAAGAAAAGCGAGGACCACCGATGCGGTGCTTTGTTTTTATTCTCCTCATGGCCTGTCAGGCTTTTGGGCAAAGCCCGCACGTGTGCAAGATCGAAACCCCAGACGCCGGCGTCTTGACCGGCGTCTGTATCGGCACGCTTGACGGCGAGCAGCTGATTGCAACCTGCGCGCACGGGTGGGCTGCGGGCGAAAAGCCCGAAGCAACAATAAACACGCACTACACTGCAGTCGTGTTGCAAATAGACAAGAAACTAGACGTGGCAGTATTAAAGTCCGCTGCGACGCTGACGCCTGTAGCTATCGGTAATACCCCTTTACCCAGTGACCGGGTTACCAGCGAAGGGTTTCCGCGCGGAGAATTCGCCACCAAGCAAGGCAGCGTCGAGCTGTTCTTCAACTCGGGCAACTACCAGTGCGGTTTCGCCAGCCAGCCCGGTCACAGCGGCGGGCCGGTCTATTTCGAGGGTAAGCTGGTCGGGCTCGTCTACGGCGGTCCAGGTGACTTCACCAAAGCCGCTGTGATCCCCGTCGCCGCAATCTTGCGCGTCAGTAGTTTAGCCAGACACACTCGGTGACGCGGGGCTTGCGGGCTCGTGAGCTGGCCTTGTTGTCGATCTCAAAGTCGACCCGCCGCCAGTTGCCTTCAGTCGCAAACTGAGCGTACAGCTCGCTCGGGTAGCCTGAAAGCAGGAATTTACCCCGCACTTGGAGAAGCAGCTCTAGTAGCTTTTCGTGGTCCTCGCGGACCATCTCGTGCTCGCCGTATTCGTTAGTTGTTACACGGGTTTCGTGCAAATACGGGGGGTCGAGGTAGAAGAGCGTTTGCTCACCGTCTTGTTGGTGGATCACGTTAAGGGCATCGCGGTTGAGCACGACAACTCGTTGCAATCTGGAATGCACTTCCGGCAGCCCTTCGACTGCTGAGAGCCAGCTAGAAGCCTGTTCGTTCATCCCGCGCCGCGTGCGATTGCGAGACAGCGTTGCAAAGTCTTTGCCAAGCCCTTGCCGGCTCTGCCGATACTTCACAAAGAACGCAACCGCTCGCTTCACGGGAGACCCCTCCCAGGCAGTTTTCCAGAGGGTTTCGGACATGCCCAGAACGCTCACACGGCGGTGAAAGTCAGCAAACAGATCCGGGTCGCTCAAAACCAGCCAGAAGTTAGCCAGCTCGTCGTTGCGGTCGTTGATCACTTCGCTGACGCCTTCGTAGGGTTTCGCGAAAAGGACACTCCCACCACCGAAAAACGGCTCCACGTAGTGGACGTGTGAGGGCATTAGCTCAATGATTTTGCGAGCGAGATAGTGTTTGCCGCCGTGCCACTTTAGGGGTTTGCTACTCGTTAGCATGATCGACCAACAGGGCTTGCAGTTCTTTGTGGACAGGGTAAGCCGCTTGCATCAGGCTGTTAAGAAGTCTTTCGGCAACAACGGTCTCTCTAAACCCGCTAGGGACCAAACTTGCGTGCAGACGCGATTCGATGGTTTGTATCTGGTGTTCAAGCTGCGGCTCGGAAACTCGGTTCATAGTAGCCTAGTCTACTCAAGTCCTGGGGCACGGACAAGCCAAGCCTAAAATACTAATAGGGTGGGCTGTCGCTGTAGCGTCCGCCCCACCGTGAAGGCGGCGGCTCACCCTGCTTTTTTCCCTAGAAAACCCAAGCGAGCGATTCATGGCTCATGACTGCACCACGCCGACGCTCGAAGAGTGTTTAGACAACATTAACCTGATCTCGGGCTGCGGCTGCGAGCAAGCTTGCGTGATCCGCGCGTTGGCCCTCGATCAGATCGCGAAGCTCATGTGTAGCAGCTCGGCACTCTGCAAGCCGGTTTCGATCGGTGATGTGCGGTTTGCTGACCCCAGCCAGCTGATTGCCCAGTTGCGGCAGCTCGTGCAGCTCACGTTCGAGATTTGCGAGCGAGAAGATACAGGCGACGTGATTTTTCAGACGATTTGGTCTGACCGCTGCGGCGCCCCGCAGTGTGAGCCTGCACGGGTCGTGTGCGACGGCTGCGGCACGTATGTCGTCCGGGAGCGGTTTCATCTCCACCAGTGCAGCTGCTTTGGCAGCACTGAAGAGGCGAGCACTACCGGAGATTGCTGCAACCCATGAGCTGCTACTGCACGCAGGAACTCACGATCACCGAGTGCACGGGCACAGAAGTCCAGGTCGAAGGGTTTCTCTATGAGTACCAAGTCACCAAAAGCGAAACCCAGCCGTGCAGCTTCATCGAAGCGGTCTTCACGAGCTGCGACTACACTGAAGAGAACCCCCCGCGAATCGGGGACACGGCAATCCACGACGAGATTAGTTATCTGATCTCAAGTGTCCAGTTCGCGGCGTGCACTCTCGTGCTTTCTTTAGCAAGACCAGTGCTCGATTGCCCGGACTGTTTAGCTACAGTAGTCCGGGTGTATCGTGCTCCTGGTGAAGACTGCCCCACAGAAGTCTTCGCAACCGACTTGGCGACCGACGTGCCGATTTCTATCTGCGAAGAGAAGCTCGAAACTCAGATCGTAAACGACGCCGAAGTATGCACTAGCACCGTGAAAATCTGCTTCGGCGCGAACATCAACGTGCGTCCCGGAGACTTTGTACAGTGCGAAGAAACTACCTACGTGGTCGACTCAATCGAGACCCGATGTGACGTTAAGCAACTGGCTCAAGTTGTGGCGAGAGAAGCACCCTTCGGCTGGGAGGACCGGGTATGACGCTCGCCCAAGTACAGAAAGCTATCGAAGACCGCCTCGCGATAGCCGTCGAAATCGCCGTCGACGAGATTGCCGACGGCTACCGCGAAAAAGTTGGGGCCAAGTTTTGGCCCCCCAGTTCAAACGAAGGCGAGTACCCGGCTGTGCGAACCGGGCAAGGCCGGGATTCGATCTTCTCGGCAGTGAACCCGAATAACAAGCTCGAAGGGCGCGCAGGAATGCCCGGCCCGGACCAAGGAATCCAGAGACCTCCGCACAAAACTCGTGGTGGCACGCACCTGGAGTGGCTCGCGGAACTACAAAACCGCCTAGGGATTTACGATAGCTTTTTCGAGGATCTCGATCAGATCCGCGCGCAGATTGTAGAGGATCTCACTGCATGACGTTTGCCTGTACTCCCAGCACTGAAGACCTCACGGACTGCACTCTGGAAGACTTAATTGCCGAGCAGGTAAGTCTCGCCGGCGCGGCAGAAGTCTACACCGGGGGCCTTGCGCGCAAGTGTGATTCGCAAGCAAGCAATAACAGCCCCCGTGTGCCGTATGCTGTGCTCGAAGAGCAAAACGCACCCGCCGGGCAGCGAATCGGCTTCACGGCTGTGCGTTATCAGGTTGCCGTGAGGCTGCGCGTGTTCACGACTTCAAGTCATGCCGGGCAAGCGATCGTGCAGGATACCCGCGCAAGACTGCAAGCTGAACGCTGTTTGATGACGAATCTCGGCCCAGCTTGCTACAACCGGCTCTCCGGGCGCCCGCGTAGCGTCCAGGCTGCAGAATGCCTTTGGATGACGCAGGCGACGCTCGTGTTCTGGGTCGTCGAACCCCTGTGTTAAGTGCCTAGAATACAGATAGTACCTAGCTAGATACTTTGTTGTGGGGCAACGAGGAAAACACCAATATGGCTACTGATTCATGCTTGTGCCCAGGCATTTTCTCGGTATTTGTCGCCACGACCAACCCGGCAGACAACACCGACGTAACTGCTTGGACGTTCCTGGAACACGTTGATTCTTGGGAACTCGATCCCAACCGCCAGGAAGCCCCGCGAAAGCAAACCAGCTCGACTTGTCGGCAGGCGATTAAGTTCTGCGCTGACCAACTGCAGTGGCAGGTTACTGTCACCAACACACTGTGCGGCGATGATTGGCTGTACTGCCATATCCTAGACGACCCGCGATACCCGAGCGTCGGTGCGACGACTTGGTTCTTCTTGGGTTTTGACCCTGGGTATCTGAAAGCTGGTTGCGGCGGTCAGGGCTGGTTGCCATCAGTCACCGATATGTCAACGCTGATCGACGGCGGCTACACGACCAACGAAGCAGGCATTTACCTGTACGGTCAGGTCTCGCCTCCGGGCTTCGGCGCCACGAACGAAGGTCAGGATGTCTCGACAGCCGAGTGGCTGATTGATGTCACTAACGGCCCGTACCTCCCGTATAGCAAGAGCGACGTGATCGGTGACAACTCCGGTACTTGTGTCGCGGTTGGCGGTACGGACGGTGTTACACCCGCGCCGCTCGTGGCAGCCGGCCTGAAAGCCGCACCGAAGCCTTCGGACAACTAACACGAACCTTTTTTGGAGAGAGTAGATGAGTGGGGCACCAAAAGGCGAGTACTTCAAAGTTACGATCGACGGCGAAGATCGCACGTATCACTTAGGCGGTAACGTGCTCAGCGAGTACGCACTAGACAAGCTAGTCGCGCTGCTCAAATACCGGCACCGCCAAGCGAGACAGGAAGCAATCAAGGACTTCGCTGATTACGCTGGGTCGCTCCCCGAAGCGGCCCAGCGTAGTTTTGCTGAAGCGATTCTAGCTGACTCACGAAAAGATACGCAGCTCGGCGCTGAAGACGCTTTTGATTTACTCGTAAAGGGCGACACTGAAGCGCTTGCGATTTTACTGCAGTGTGCAGTCCGTGAGATTGACACTGTAGAAGAAGCCAAGCAAGTCATGAACGCCTACGGGAATCTCGACAAGCTATTCACAATCGTAATGAGCGTAGCAGACGAGGCGCACCAAGCAGCAAAAAACTAATCCCGCCCAGCGGCGAAGGAACGCAGCGGGTGACACTCGAAGAAGCTTACGCAGGCTTAGCCCGCGAAACCGGATGGACCTTGGACTACATTCGCTCGATGAGTGACTACGATCGGTTGTTGATGTTCGGCTACCGAGAAAAACCCTCCGAGGCAGAAATCAAAGACGCGCAAGCAGCTCTAATGCGAAAGTTTGCCGGATTCGCCCAGCTGCATAAGGGAGGCAAGCATGTTTGAGCTGCTATCGACTTTCATCACGGTTCGCGCGCAAGGCTTAGAAGAAGTCTTCAAGCAGCTCCGCGAGCTGGAGAAGATCAGCAAGCGGCTCGGCAAGCAGAAGATTACCGTCGCCGCGACGGGAGCTGCAGCTTTATCTAGCGCTGTCCAAAAGGCCCGGCAGGAATCTAGCTCTACAACGCGCGTTGGTAGATCACGCCAGCCTACTGAAGTCAGGGCCGACACCCTCGAAGCTCGCCGAGAGCGGATTGCCGCGAGAACTGAAGAGCAAATTCTAGCTCGAAGAATCTTGGCTCGAAGGCTATTTGCTGCGCGCCGCAAGAAAGTCAGCGACCAGATTGCCCGCGAGGAACTGGCTACACTACGGCGTCAAGCTCGTGAAGTTCAGCGCGCTGAGCGTGAACGGCAGCGAGCCTTGCTGCAGTCTACCAGCCTGGAAGGCAGACGAGCGAGATTAGCCCAGCGCGCCGAGATCGAGCAGGTCCGCCGCGATGCACGAGCTAGATCGCTCCGTCGACGACGCGAAAGAGAACAACAGCGCGAACTGCGTCGCACCGGAACTTCGATCGAAGCTCGGCTGGCCCGAGTCACTGCGCGGACTGAACTGGAACAGCTCAAGCGTAACGCAAAAGCAAGAAGCCTCATTCGCGCAAGAGAGCAACGCGCCCTGCGGGAAGCCGCGAAAGAGCGTCAGCGCATTGCCCGCGAGGACACATCACCGGAAGCTCGGCTGTTACGGGTGACCAACCGCACGCAAGTGCAGCAAGCCGCCCGTGACCGCCGAGCCCGCGCGGTGCGCCGCCAACGAGACGCGCAGCGGGAACGTGAAATCAGTCGCGGTCAAGCCCGTGACCAGCGACAACGGCTTAACCAGCAAAGAGAAGAAGTCTTGCGGGCTAAAGGTGCCGTCGACGAACGACTGCGGCTAACGCTGATCCAACGACGGGTGCAGGCTCAACTAGAGCAGCAAAACATCACATCCGAGCAACGCTTGCGAATCTTGCGGCTGCAGCTGCAGGTCACTACGAGACTCGCCACGATCGAGGGCGCACGAGCACGGCAGGCCCAGACTACACTCACGAGTATCCGTCAGCTCGGCTTCGACTTAGGCGCAGCCAGCGGCAGAATCGGTAACTACGCGGCAGCGCTGGGCCGTGTCGGACTGTCTGCCGTCCGGGTGTTTCAGAACCTAGGGCTTGTCGGTTCAGCTGCAAGTCTAGCGGGAGTGGGTATCGGCTCGTTGGTAGTCGGCGGTTTGGTGGGGCTACAGGCTTTAGTCGCCGCAACCCGTGCACTAGGCCAAGCGTTACTCTTCGTAGCCAGAACTGCATTTCGCGCGTTCACTCGTGCGGTTACGTTCGCGCTAGGTCCGACGATCGCTCTGGCCCGAGGCATTCGCAATCTAGTTGCGAATCTCCCGCTCATTGCAGCGGCAGTCGGCGGCTTAGCAACTCGTGCGTTATTCCAGACTGCACAGCGGCTCGAAGATATCAGGCTGAGGTTTAGCTTTGCATTCGGGGCAGATTCCCAGGCAGAGCTACAAAGAATCCAGGCGTTGGCTTTGCAACTGGCAGTGCCGCTGGACGAGATCGAGAATCTCTACGGTAAAATCTCAGCCGCCGCGAAGAACTCAGGTGTTCCGCAAGACGAAATTTTCCAGCTCTTCCGGGGCACAGCTGCCGCCGCCCGCGTCCTGAATGTCGAAACCAGCGACCTGAACCGCGTGTTTCGAGCCTATGAGCAAGTGATCTCGAAGGGTGTACTGCGTAGCGAAGAACTTAACAACCAGCTCACCGAGGGTCTCCCCGGTGCGATCGGCTTGGTCGAACGCGCAATCGGTAAATCTGGGGAGGCTCTGACAGAGGCTCTTCGCAATAACGAGATTTCTGCCCGCGAGTTTATTAAAGCCGTAGGCGATCAGGCGTTTAGTGAGTTTTTCGAGCAGGCTGTACTGCAGGCTGAATCACTTAGCGGTGTCGTTACTACACTCGGCAATCAGTTTACTCTATTGCGACGGCAGGTTGCCGCTAACTTCTTAGGTGTATTCCGCACGATCGGCCTGGAGATCGGCAAGGCAATCGGGTTTCTCCGTGAGAACCCCGCATTCGCGCGGTTCGTTGAGAGCGTAGCCACGTCGGTTACTCTCGTGATCGACCGCATCAAAGAGTTTGTCCAAAGCGGACGCGCGGCTGAGTTTTTCGCACCGATCGTCGCTGCGGGGCAGCGGCTCGTTAGCATTCTGTCGGTCATCAACGGCGTCGCAATTATCCGGTTGACTGAGGGTTTCCGCAGGCTTAGCGCGGTAGCCCTGCCAGCCCTTGAAGAACTCGAAACAAGGCTCAAGCGTGCGTTTCGTATCGAGAATTTCGATAGCTTGATCGAGGGTATCACGTTCTTAGCGGATAACTTCGAGCTGGTGTTTAACATCGCGGTGTATCGCGCGAAAGCTTTTGGCTACGAGCTGGTCGGTGTCGCGATCAACTTTGCGAAAGCACTCGCGGACAACACTTTCAGAGTAATCGCAAGGATCACCGACGCGATCCGTAACCCGTTCCGCGCGCCGGAGATCGCTGCCCAGTTACTCGGCGGGTTCGAAGATCAACTGCTAACGTTCTTCGGGGATGCCGTGTCTAACGAACTGCAGCTCAGGATCGCAGAGGGCGAGCTGGACCGCCGTGCGGATGCTTACCGAAAAGAACTCGCCGAACGCGAGAAGATTATCAAAGCTGAAGAGGAAGCCCGCCTAAAAGCTCAGCAGGAGCGCGAACAGCAGCGCAGCCAGCAGCAAGGCGCACCGGCGCCCGAGCCGGACATCAACAGCGTCGCACAGCAAGTTCGCTCACAGATTTTCGGAATCATTGACTTTCGCAATCAGCTACAGCAGTCCGTGACTACAGAAACCAAAATGCTCCAGCAGCAAGAACGCACTGCCAACGGCATCGCGGCGATTCAGCGGGAGCTTTCTGCTCTTGCGCAAGGCATTGAATTTGCGCGCCGCGCGCCTGATCAACTAGGGGGCTTAGTCTAACATGACGATCAACGACTGCTCGCGAATCGGGAATCTTGCGTTCGGCTATCAAGTCGAGGCGGGCTACCCGGTACTCACGCAGAATCCAGACGGCGCCACGGCGGTAATGAAATACATCGGCCCGGCGTTTTATGCTACAAGCTTTATCACTGAGATTTTCGGCATCTGGCAGTACGAAGACTGCACAGTACACTGTGCTGCCGAACCCAAGCCGCTGGCTTTATTCTGCCCGACTGATCTCTGTGGCGGGACTTCAACGCTTTACCCTGAAGACTTCACGATTCAGCCGCTACAGAACTGCTGCACGACGGTCTCTACCGCGTGCGGTGTGCCGCACTTAATGACCGCGCCGCTAGTTGGTGAAGGCTTTGTCGAGATTACAGTCAACTACCGGCACAAGAACTTTGCGAATTGGCCGATCTGGATGCGCAGCGAATGCCTGCCGGATGATTGCGCGCCGATTCTGCCTGCGATCGCGAACTGCACGTTTATCGAGGTCGAAACAGAAAACGAACTCGACGTGCAGACGCTCCCCGGTAGGTCCTTCGAGTACATCGTCGACGGTCAAGTCCTCACGGACGAAGATATCAACCCGGCGATCGCGATCAACACAACGACTTACCGGGTTCGCTGGTCGAACCTGCCGTATGTGCCGCACGACACCATCCGCAATGCTGTGGGCCACGTCAACAGCGAGCCGATGTTTGATAATCTCCCGTGCGAGTCTGTATTGCTGGCTGACGCGGAGATCACCGAGCGACCGACTTGGTACTGCACTCCGACCTACGATGTTGAGTTTATTTTCGTCGTCAAGACTGTACCTAAGTGCCCGTTTGAAACGCTCGCCGCCGGTTGCGCGTGTAGCGGCGTTGTCGGCGCCTGGAACCGTGCGTGGCGGCGTAATCCACTTGGCGAAGGCAGCGAAAACCCAATAGGCACGTGTACACTACCGGATACCAGCACTGCACAGATGACCGAGCAAGCGTGCATCGACGCCGGCGGTACTTGGGAGCCGAACACCTCTTGCGAAATCGGCTGTCACTTTTTGGAAATCCAGAGCGTCGAGTGCGAGCAGAAGCCCTACCCCTCGACGAGCTTCGCGAATCTCTTGTCGCTTGATTTTGCAACTGTACCTTTAGGGACTGCAACGGTAACATTCTGCGGTATCTCGCAAGTGTTTCCGAACGTCTCAGAAGAACGATCCGACCAGATTCCTGGTAGCAGCTGGGTGGTTAACCCTTAATGGTGTTCCGCAAGAAACCTGCAGTCAGCGACACGACGCGCACGAATAAGCTCTCCGGTAGTGCGATCAAGGCGATCGCGGCGAAACTCCGCGAGAGCTTATCAGTAACACCGCCGCTGAACATCAAAACCGTTGGCGAGAAGACTAACATCTCGATCACGGGTTTGCCCAAGCGACAGTGCTTTCGTCCGATGACTGATCTGGAAGTTGAAGAGGCAGCCGGTACGTTCGGGATTCCCGCAGACGCGACGCAGAATCTACTCACTTGCAAAACCGTCACGTGTGGCGACGCGACCTACTCGTCATCGACTCCGAGTATTTATGCGCTTTGGGCTGAAGCTGAGCCGTGTACTGGACTGTGGACCGAGCGGTCTGACCAGCCGTATGAGATTTTCATTCCCTGCTTGGACGGCAACTGCCCGGCAGAGGAGGACGCCGCGCCGCTGAGCGCAGACCGTATCTGCGCTACCTGGAACGCAAACTCCGCGCGGTGGGAAGCTGACTTCTGCGGCGGCGAGAGTGACGTGTGCGAGCAGCTTGGGCAACTTCCTGGGTACATCGCTTCGCAGCAACAAGTACTTTCCCACGGCGCAGACGGCTCCTGCGTCTGGATTCCGTATGAAACGTGTTGCGAAAACCCAGCAGGGAGCTGCAACAACACGATTCTGGCTCGCGTCGAGGGTGAATCCACTTGGGCTGTACAACCGCAGACGGCAGGACCGAATGTCGGACACGACCCGACTAACGGCAACCAAAGAACTCCGTTGATTTGCTCGCCGGATATCCCCGCGAACACGACTTCCGGTGTGCTGCATCTGCAGGCAATGGAAGACTCCCTAGGGAATTGCGATACGATGGTGCTCCGTATCCGGGGTCACGCCGGAACGCCTGTCGGGTCGCTAAGTCTCGGGGCTTTGAGCACCGCGTCTGTTACGCTCACTGCTCAGCCGTCTAACAGCTGGGCTCCCTTTGGTGGTCCGACACAGACTTACGTGCCGATTAACGTCAGTGCGATCCTTGCCGAAGTCACGGCGCAGCCGGGCTACGTGCCGGCTGACGGTGTGTGCTTCGCATTCGAAATCGAATCGTACTCAGACTGCAACGACGCTACGTTCCCGTCATTTGGGAAATACGACATCCGCAATATCGGAACTGGTCACCCTGACTACCCCGGTAGCTGCGTCACCTACACCTAGCCCCCTCTAGCTTAGCTGGTCGTTGACGTAGTTATGCAGTGTCGTCGCGAAGACCGAGACGGCACTCAGCGCGAGTACTTCGAAACCGATATTCACAGCTCTCAGGTTAAGCTGCATTAAGAGTACAAACACCAGCGCGACCCACACCGACAGACAATACGCGCAACTGATTAAGTCCCCAGCAGACCCCGGCGATGGGTCAGGCTGGTTCCCTCCCAAAGCCTCGCGCAAATACCACAACACGCGCAACGGTCCGTCTTCATCAGTGATCATGTGCGTGACGCGCCACACGGCAAGCGCGACGACTAACGGCCAGATGGGGCTCTCACTCAACAATTTCGGCGGCTCCTGATTTCAGCTTCTCGAAGTCGGTTTTGAACATTTTCAAAACGTCCCCGTTTTTGCGAAAACCGTAGTTCGTCATGCCAACCTGCAGGATCACGCCTGTAGGGTGTAGATCCACAAACTTCACTTTGACCATTTCAGTATTTCGCAGTCGCGCTTCGCGGCGTTTCTGACAACTTGAACAAGGCATTGCATCGGGTTCCTACACGACTTCGATTCGGACCGTTTCGTCTTTGACGAGCGGTTCCACGTCCTTTTCAAACACCGTGAAGACATCACCGTCTTGACGGCGCCCATAGTTCGTATTAGTCGCCGGTCCCCTCATGACAGTCGGCTGAGGCAGGCCGGAAACAACTTTTACGCTCAGTGGTTTTCCGAAAGCGGCACGCGCTTTCTTTTTGCGGCAGCCTCAGCCCATAACACTTACTTCATATCGTGGATAGCGTAATACTCAAACCCCGGATCGCCCGTAGGCTGTTCCTGCTGCTGCTGCTGAGCAATATGCGGGGACGTAACCGGCGCCGTCAAGACGACAGCCGCCTGCCCGGTTTCTTTTGGTGGGTGCTCGATCGCCGTGTCTGCGACCAAGCCGAGACCCCCGAGTACGACCCCGACAGCAATACTGCGTGACATCGTTAGTTCTCCGTTCTCGCCCCACCTGCGTTTTCAAAAATTTCTAGAAGGGTGAGTTCCTTTTTAGGGAAACCCTTTAACGCTGAAATGCCCCAGGTGTCCCGCTTTGAAATCATTCTACCGAGGACCTCCGGCGTGACCCAAAAACTCCCTTCTGGTTGGTCTTCAGGCCACTTTTCCCCCGAGATATAACGCGGGTTCCAGGAATTCAAAATCAGAAAACCTTCGCGCCCCGTGTCCGGCCCTCGGTAAGCGACACAGCACATCGCGTGCATCCACGACCCGCGCGGGGAGGCAAACCCGAGATTGTCCCGTTGTGTGCCCCGCGAGCCGTTATCAAAGCCCACGTCCGAACACACGATGAGCGGGAAGCCCGACTGAATTAGCCCGCGAGCGTGTTTCCAGTCGCGCACCGCGACGTGCGCCTGCACGGGTGTTTCCCGTGCAATCTCTAGTAAGCTTGCCGGCAGCCCCCGCGAGGCGAAATTCTTTGCATCGCTGGGTCGTTCACGGCTAAGATCCGCTTCGCCGTAGCTTAGCTGCCACAACGCGCCGAGCTGCTGAATTCCCTCGACGCTCCAGGCACCGGTGCTCCCGTCCCACCCGCCGAGTTGACCAGCCTGTTGCCGCCCGATGCCGTAAAGCGCCGGCGCGCTGGCTGCCTCGAATCGCTCGCGCAGCCCTTTCAAGTAGATCTGGACTGCACTTAAATGATCAACCGCGTTGGCTGTCGCGTAACCTACACACGAACCGACGTTGCCTTGGTCGCGCGTTGGTAGTGTAGTTCCAGCAGGCAGTCCCCGAGCCTGCACTACAAACCGGTACAGTAGCACCGTGCGTTCGTCGCTGTCTTCAGCGAGGATCGCGGCTTGCGCGTAAAACTTACGGGGAACCCGCTTGATAGCGGCTTCGAGTACTTCCGGCTCGTACCGCCAGCCTTCTTTGTTAACTGAAAAGTCAGCTGCCGGCTCTTGGGAGACGCCTGCTGTAGCCGTTAAAAAGACCAGTCCGCAGCAAACAAGCAGCCAACGCAAAAACGTCATCCCAAGCCCCTTGATTAGTTAGCCAAGTGGCTGAATACCACGACTAGCTCACGGCAACGCTGCACCGCTTGCGCGCGGCCTCCAGGGAATTCATCAATCGGTGCACAGTACTCGGCGAGCACTGGCGCCAGCCCCGGATACCGCTCCCCGAGTTGCCAATCAGGCCCTACGATTAGCTCGCCCATTTGCGCGAATCTGGCTTTGAGCGAGCCCCGGTCAGCAACGTAATAGAGAGCTGCCTTGCCGTCGCTTGCCAGCAAGTTTTGATAGCCTTGAAAAAGTGCCGCGAGCGTCCGGCAATCCTGCTGGGCGTTAGGCTGCCCCCCGATATGAGTGTAGATTTGCTGCGAAATCGGCTGAAGATTCGCGGGAAGCTTAGTATCCGGTGCGATCCCTGGGAGCTGGTTTACTAGCCGCCGCCCGAGCACCAGTACGAGCAGTGCTAAGATGATCACCGTCCCTGCGCTAACGATCCGATCGTTCATTTCAGTTTGTCTCTAACTGACTGGGGTAACTCGGCTAATACTCTGGCCCGCACGATCGCTTCGATCAACTCCGCGTCTTTTTCGGGGTCGAGTGTCTCTAGCAGGCATTTCACCCGCGACAAGTCGCAAGGCGCGCGATATTGCGCGGACTCGGAGCCGGGCGGCACGCCGCCTTCCAAGGGCTTTTTGCGCGAGTAGACAAAAACCCCCCAAGCCACGGCGACCGCGAGAACGACAAAGAGATCAAGCACAGTGCTACCTTACCTACGAGTTTTGGTTGGGTTCTACACTGTAATTCTAGGGCCACTAACTAATTGTCTTTCGAGACCGCATCCATTAACACTTGCGACATTCGTAGCCGAGATAGCTCCAGAATTTCTCGGTTTACTTCACTGATGCTTTCAGGATCAGGCTCGTGGTGAGCGGGCTGCTGCAGCTCGTAGAGGGTCATGTTAAGAAAGCTGACCAAGCACCACATAGCGGCACTTGTCGCGCAGTCAAGGTACTCGTCTTCTTGCATCCAGTCTTCAGGATCGAGCGCGAACTCGTAAAAGGCGATGGCGATTGTCTCGATCAGCTCGGCGCCTTTTTCCTCAACCATCCGGTTGCGAAAGCGGCGCCTCAACTCTTCTCGGTCGGGTTCGAAGTCTTCCAGCACGCAAGCAGCTCCAACAAGGCTAAGAGGTCGTCCAGGCGAGCAGTAAACAGCCACGGTTTGCCGTTCGCGCGGTGGACCACCACCGGGAGTTCACTGTCGTCTGCGTCTCGTATCGCTTGGTCGACAGCCTTGTGAAGATTGAGTCGTTCAACTCGTTTACACTCAATGTGTAGTCCGGCGACCGCCGTGCAGATGTCTTTACCTTCGAGCCCCGAAAACTGTTGCCCGCGCCGGGCCGGGAAGCCTAGCTCGGTGAGTTTTTTAGCCAGTTCGCGCTCGCCGCTGGCGCCTTTAGCTCGGGAGTTGATCGGCATAGGAATTAAGCAACTCGGCGGCAACGTCCCCTGCCGCCGCCGAGCTAGGTCGCTTCTCCATCCAGCACCTCAGTCCCGGTCCCTCGAAGCTCTTCCCTGCAAACTCGGACTGACATATCGGCCTCGATGCCAATGCGAACACGGTTTCCTTTGATCCGCGTTACAATGATTCGGGCTTCGTGCCCGCCGTCCGTGTGCAGCCAGAACGCTTCATCCGTTTTCCGTTCGATAATTAGCATCCCGCTGCTCCCTTAGCTGCGACTTCCTCATGGTGGGTGCATAGTAACCTACCGTTCAGAAGATTGGAATACGTTTCCAAAAATTTTTTCTAGCTAGGACTCAAAGTTGATTTGCTTGCTAGTTTTCGACTCACGGCGAAGCCCCGCCGGAAGCTTTTCAACAATTTCCAGGTCGCAGTTGATTGCATTGAGAAGCAGCAGCACCGTTTTGATAGTCGGGTAGTAGCCGCTAGTCGAGCCCATGATGGCGTAAAAGTGGCTCTTGCAGATCCCCGCGCGTTCGATAATTTCCGAAGCGGTGGCGCCTCGGTGATCGCGCAGATACCGCAGGATTAGATTGCGCACCGCTTGCATCAGCAGATCAGACCTGAGGTCTGTTTTGTCCTTTTCGGCCACGTGTAGAGATCCTTTCGTTGCAATCTAGAAGAGAGGCGAACGGGCCGCACATCGAAAGGCTAGTAACTCTGCACAGCCCGCCGCCTTAAAGATCAGTGTACCCGCTCGCCTCCTGCTTGGCAAACCGACTTGTGCAGCCTATGGTTCGGCGATACTTCTGCCTATTCTTTAGCGGTTGTGCAGCCTAGCTTGTTGACAGCCCGAAGCGATTCGCTACTTTGGTTACATGCCCTTGGCGGCCTATATTACCTAGGCTGGCATAGTAGGCCGATGGTATTGACCTACCGATGCTTAGTCTAATATAATAGACCCGTCGGTTTGAGGTTTGCATTTCGTGCAGCCTATCGTTTGTGTTTGTTCAGCCTATGATTCTGGCTGGTTCAGCTTACTAGGAGAGGACACTATGTTGCTTCGCGATTTTGTCGACAGCTACATCCTGTTACGAGAAGACCTCAGCAAGAAATACGTCAAAACGCTGCATCTCACGGTGAAGAAATTCAGCGCCACGCTAGGGCGGGAAGCAACCGTCGAAGACCTGAACCCGGAAGCGGTCAACCGGCATCTTGTTCAGCTGAGAACAGACGGACTCGCTTCCAGCACACGGAAGCTCTACAAGACTATCCTCTGTGTGTTGTGCAACGCCGCGAGGGCTCAAAAGCTGATCACCGAAGAGCTGTCGCGGTACAACACTGTAAAGATCCGTCAAGACTCGAAACCGACTGAAGGGTTTTCCTGGGAAGAAGCTTCAGAGCTGATTCACCGACTGGAAAACCCGCTACCGCGATACCGGAAGTGGTTGAGTAAAAAATACAGGCGCAATGGGATCTGTCGCGGGGATTTCTGGGTCGCGTATATTCGCGCAACTTGGGACAGTTCACACCCGAAAGACTTGAGATCGCTTAGGTTCGACCAGATCCAGGAAGACGGGGTAGTCGTGCGCATGCGCGAGAAGACCGGAAACCCGATTTGCTGGCGGTTCTCAGAGAATACACTCAGAGCCATCGAAAAGATCAAGCTTCCTGCTCGCGAGTTAGTTTTCCCCTTGCCAGGGGACGAGCGCCACTTTTTCGGCGAAGCTGCCCGGATTATTAAGCAAGCCGGCGGTTTCCCTGGTCACACCTTGGGCGGGCTAAGAGCCGGAAGCGGCACAGATGTATTCCGCAGATACGGGATTGAAGCTGGCCGCACTCACCTGGGCCACGCGAACGAAAGTACTTTTCGAAAGCACTACCTTATTTCGCGGGTTGTCCCCGAAACGCTGAAATCGCCTAAACCTATCTAAGCTTCGTCGTGCGGTTTCTTTCTAGGGCGCCCCCGTTTTCTTTTGGGGGCGTCGCCGGGCTCGTCAGTAACAAACGACTGTTTCGTCTTATAGTGGATCGCATACCCTGAGCACTGATCCGCGATCAGCCCCACAGTTCGCTCAACAAGATTCACGGCGTTTTCGATGTTGTCTCCCCCGACGAGATCAACCGCTTCGACGCCGTATTTCTGTAGCATATCAGCGATCAGTTCGAGTTGCGACGCAGCATAGATGAGCCGCCCTTGGTACTCCACTAAACGACGCGCCGAAAACCGCTCGGGTGGAAATTTGTAGTTGCCGCCGCGACTAGCAATAGCCCTGGCGACCCACGGGTAGTCAGCAAACTTAACCTGCATGTTAAACCTTTCTCTCTTAGAAAGCCTACAATGTAATAGTCAGGTATCTTACCCCCACTATATACGACGATTGTTGCTAGCAATGCTCAAAAATCTAGCGGTAATGGCGGTAGTATTCGCAATTTTTTTCGTTGGCCAAGCGGCCTTCTCCGCAGAAAACGCGCGGATTCGCAAATGGGCCGATACCGCTCAGTTAAGTGTGCTGTATTGGCACGCTCAGTCGTGCCCACCGTGCGGTAAAATGACACCTATCGTTAACAAAGTCTATCGGCAACGACGGGACATTCGATGGGCTCATATCGAACTACGCAAGATAGCTCGTCCGCCAGTGTCGGTTGTACCAACATTGACTGCCTATCGCCACGGCAGAGAGATCGGTCGGCTACAGGGCTTAGCGTCAGCTAATACCATTAAGGTCTGGCTGAATCGCTTACAAACCCGTTAGGAGGTGATCCGTTGCTAGAGGCTTTACGAGCCTGGGGCTCGCTAGTTGTGGGCGCGCTCATCCTGGCAGCAGGCTTGTTTGTTGGGTTTAAGGTCGGGCACGGTATCGGGCTCGTCCAGGGTAAAATCCAGCGGATTATCCCCTGGCCGTCGCCGGAGCCGACACCGGACCCGAATCGCTGGTGGCCAGAATGGCTACCCAAACCGCCGTGGCGAGACGAACCCATTTTTCGCCAAACAATCGAAGACCTAGAAAAACTGGAGCAGCAACAAATGCCCGAAGCAAGCCAGCCTGAAGAAAATCAGTCCGTAGCGGAGCCCGCGTGTGTGTCTTGTACTTTTTACCAGTCCCACAGCGGGAGCGGGATCTGCCATAGGTTCCCGAACCCCCTTGCCGTAAGCGACCGGCATTGGTGCGGAGAATACACTGCAGTCTTGGGCTAACTAATCTACATAAATCTCCGCCCCGGTCGGCAAGCTATCGCCTCTGCCGTTCCGGGTGTCGGAGTCAGGGGCCGATGACCGTTTATGCTTGAATCCGAGTTTGAATTTGAATCTGAATCTGAAGCTACCAACAACGAGCTTGCCCGCAATCTTGCCGAGCGCGAAGAAGAACTGCGCGTTCGTCGAGAAATGGAAAAGCAAGAGCTAGCCAAGAACCCAGAATCCGAGCAGTACCCGCTACAGAGTATTACGGCTCGCGCGAAATTAATCACTGGGGCACTACAGTGGCCGACACTGCCGCTAAACATCAAAGGCGAGCTGGTCACTGAACTCGTAAATATGATTTTGTCCGGCGAGCTGCGACCTCAGACTAAAGTCGCCGCATTCAAGTCGCTGCTGCAGGCTGACGTGCTTAACCTAAAGATCTTGCAGGACCTTGCAAACATGCAGGCCGAGCCGGATGTCGAAGCAATCGACAAACAAATTAACGCACTCAAGGGTGCCTCCATCACGGACGTTCACGACGCGCTCAGTGCTCTGAATACAGAAAAAGAACTCGACGTAGATGCGGAGGACCTGTGATGCTTGGTGCGTTTTTAGGCGGGCTTGTTGGGGGCTTTATCGGCGCAGCGACAGTTGCTCTGTTCGGACTGTCACCGCTTAAAAAGCTGCTATCGGAAATCAGCGAACTCGCCGACCGGTTTAAATAGCTATTCAGTCCGTTTCCGGAACTTGCTCTGAACGCCACGTCAGCACGCGGTCTTGCGACTCCACGATCATCTCACCTTCTTGAAAACAGGTGATAAGGCGATGCAATAGCTTCTCGTCGCCGAACGTATCTGCTTTAAGGATCAGATATTCGGTCCGACCCGCAATTTTGGACTCTGGGTATCGTATGTCCATAAATTCATCGTACCTATCAGTCGTCAAGACAAAGCCACCCACACCGCGAGTAACCCGCTACGTCGACCCAGTGGTCCCGCTTTTGGGGACTGTGCGTCATTCTAGACAGTTTCAGGCAGATCATCGCCATTGCGACTTCGTGTGGCGAGAATTCCCGAGAAAAAAGCGTCGTCCACATCGCGGCAATCCGCTGAAAATCTGCGTTCGGCGCACCGTATTGGTCGTGACGCGCACCAGAAGTCAGCAATAACGCCTCTTCTAGCACGTCTTGCTGTAGGGGGTCAGTCGGTGGCAACGGGAGGGGGTTACCGTGGTCGTCCAGGACTTGCCGGCCTAGGTATCGCGCCATCCAGTATTCCATCTGGGCGCCGCGAGATTGCACCCAGTCCGGCAAAAGCGCGATCGCGTCGCACCAGATTACGTTCTCCACGTCGGCCCGCAGAAACTCCACCATCTGCTCAGGGTCAGGCTCGACACTCCCGTCGGTGTTCTCACCGTGCAGATCGAACCCAAGTTCTAGATCCGACGTGATCGGGGTGCGAACCAGCCAGCCGCGTAGCTTCAGCCGGTGCTCGATCTGGTCGAACTGCGGGCGATTGAAGAGCGGCACTCCTCGCATCTTTCCGCACACATAAACCTTCATAGATCAGTAACCTCTTACTGCCATACAATTAACTATGCAGTGCATAGTTAGGCTTAACGGACAATTCTATCGCGTCAGCGCCGTCCCAGCAAGTCTTTTGGACGGTGCTCACGGTTCTTGCGACTCGGAACGTTCCGAAATTCTGGTCAACGAAGACTTATCCGGGTGTTCGCTTCTCGAAACCCTCATCCACGAAATGCTGCACGGCTGCGCCTTCGACGTGTTTGCCGAAGAGTTTGTAACAAAAACCGCTAACTCCGTCGCAACAGGTCTCTTCGAACTTGGATACCGCTTGGAAATACCGATTAGCAGCCCTCGCAAAGAAGCTGAACCGTGACGAAAAAAGGCAGCAAGACCCGTGGGTGAGAGTGATGGAGACCAAAGTCAGGCTTCTAGGTCGACGGGGTTGCAGCGTCACCCGATTGCAGTTGCAAGAGCTGCTCGAAAACCAGGAATATTCCTGTGCAATCACGGGGGTGCCGCTGACCCCAGATAACTGCAGTGTCGATCATGTTCGACCGCTGGAAAAAGGCGGAAAAAATACGCTTGAAAATCTGCAGCTGACTACGAAACACGCGAATTTCGCGAAGCGCAACTTAGAAATCGAGGAGTTCCTCGAAATCTGCCGCCTGTCGCTCGAACACGCTGGCTATCGCGTTAGCGGAAAAAAGAAAACGGGTGCTTGACTAGTAGCTTACTACCCGCCTACTATGTGGCGAGTTGGTCGCAAAGAAAAGCGACTCATCTTGATTCCCAGCCAGCTGGTTTTGTTAAGGAGTTACTACACATGGCTGTTCTAAACGTGCGTCTCGAAATCGACGACCTCGAAGATTTGCTCGCCAATATCGTCCGCCGCGTGTTGCTCGAATCTCACGCAGAAACCGCGCCGTCGCGAGATAGCAGCAAACCCAAACCCGAAACCAAAACCCGAACGCAAACCGCCGCCGCACCCGATCGCGACTCGCTGGTACTAATTTGCAAAGACGCCTTGACCGGAGGGCGGCTCGAACGCTCACAGCTTGCTGAGCTTCTCGGCGAGTACGACGCGAAGTCAATCAGCGGAATTGCCGACGAGCAGTTAGCTGACTTCTACGAGAAGGTACTTGCCTTAGTTTCGGAGTAGCTACACATGGAGTATCGGGGTTTTCCTATCTCGCCGAGTAGCGGCTGGCTGACACTGCTCTGTCCTGGGCATCTAACGTTGGCCAAGGATAACGACGAAAACGAGTTCACCCGCGAGGGGCACGAAGCCCACGCGCTTGCTTACAAGTTGCTCGTCGATGCGCCCGTACCGGGTAACGAACTCGACGAAGAAATGCTTGCAAGCGTGAGCGTCTACGTTAAGTACGTCAAGCACGTCTGCAGTCAGGCGTTATTGATCACCAAAGAATTTGAGGTGCGATGCAAGTCGCAAAATATCAAAGGGCTCGGCGGGACAATCGACTGCCTGTTGGTGTACGAAGATGACGACGGCGAGCTAGTCCTGCACGTTGTCGACTACAAGCACGGCGTTGGCCAGTTTGTTGCGGTGCATGACAACCCGCAGTTGATGCTGTACTTGCTACTCGCCGCCGAGAAATTCGGTATCGAAGAGCTGCCTGATCCTGAAGGTGTTCGGTTCCGCGCGACAGTCGTGCAGCCTCGCGCGTACCAAAACTCGCGGGACGACCAGCAGATCAAGCACGCTGATATTACTTACGGAGAACTGATTGCGTTCCGCGATCGTTTCGTTGAGTCGTTGCTCAGTGTGGAGCTAATCACAGGCGATCACTGTAGTCTCTGCAACTCGCGGAACTATTGTCCGGCGCTGTTAGCTCTCGCTAAGAAATCCAAGCACGTCGACGTAGATAACTGGCCGATTCAAGACTGGCTTGATATCTACGAAGCCCGTGTCGCGATTAAGAAAGTATGCGACTCGGTGCCGAGAAAGCTGTGCGATGCAATGCAAAACGGCGCTGAAGTCGAAGGCTATAAGGTGGTCGAGTCGCTCGGGAGTACAACTTGGGCGCTCGACGAAGAGGATCTCGTTAAGGAACTCAAGTCGCGCAAAGTCCCGGCTAAGTATCTGTACAAGACAACTAAAAAACTGCAGTCGCCGACGCAAGTCGCGAAAGCAATCAAAGAGAATCAGAGACTGAAGATCGACCTAAGCGATCTCACCTGTCGACCGCCGCGCGGATTGGTTGCAGCCCCGGTCTCTGATCACCGTCAAGCTGTCGAAGCTTCTGACCCCGAGACTGTATTCCAAGACTATGAGGAGTGTTAATCATGGCATTAGTTACGCCTGTTGGCCGACTGTCGTTTCCGTCGCTCTGGAAACCCACCGTGTTTGTCGATCCAAACACCGGGAACGCATCAGCGCCGAAATACGAGTGCACTCTGTTGTTTCCACCGAGTGCTGATCTATCAGTACTGCGAAAAGCCTGCGAAGAAAAACTCAAGGAAGCGTTCAACGGCAAAGTCTCGCTCAAAAACCTTGCTGAAAACCGACAGCCGTTTCATGACTGCGGTCGAAAGAGCGACCTAGAAGGCTACGAAGACGGCTGGACATACGTGAAGTTCAGTTCCAAAAAACCCGTGCGCGTCGTGCGCAAATTCGAAGGTCAATTTGAAGACCTAACAGAAGACGACGGCAAAATCTACGCCGGGTGTTGGTGCCGCGTGGAAACTTCATCGTATGCCTATGACTATCTCGGTAAAGGTGTTTCGCTCGGACTGAATTCAGTGCTGCTGGTTAAGCAAGACACGGCTTTTGGTTCAAGCGGCGGCGGCAATCCCGAGTCGGCATTCGCGGATGCTGAAGAGTACGAAGAACTCGAAGACGAAATGCTGGCGTAACCCCTCTTTTCTTGCTTCTTTTCCCCCGCCGTCCGTCGCGTTCCCCCGCGCGGCGGGCGGTTTCTTTAACTGGTGTTCCCGTGGCTGCAGTCCATCTTGGCGACGTTTTTGGCCGGCTAACCGTCGAAGCTTTCTACTACCGGGTTGTCCCGTACGCACGACTCAAAAAAGGCTGGTGCCGATCACGGATCGCTATCTGCAGGTGTCGCTGCGGAAAACGCACGGCTGTCTATCCGGGTAGTCTCAGCAACGGCAACACGAAGAGCTGCGGCTGCTACGACCGAGAGACAAAAACTTCTCGCAACCTACAACACGGGATGTGCAGGACCCCCGAATACGAAGCGTGGGCGTCGATGAAAAAGCGATGTTACAACCCTCGCAGCCCGTACTACAAAGACTACGGCGCGCGGGGTATTCGCGTATGTGTCCGCTGGCTTGAAGGCTTCGAGTATTTCTACGACGACATGGGACCGCGACCGGGCAACGACTACAGCCTGGACCGGATCGACAACGACAGCGACTATGAGCCTGAAAACTGCCGCTGGGCTGACAGAATCACGCAATCACGTAACCGCCGCAACAACCATGTGCTAACCGTCAACGGTATTGCGAAAACAATCACCGAATGGGGCGAGATCACGGGCATTCACAGACGCACGATAACCAGCCGTCTCAATCGAGGCTGGCATCCCGAAGACGCCATAACGATACCCGTGCGCAAGGTGGCAAGAGTATGACTAACGTGTTTATTGATTTCGAAACTTACTGCGAGACTGACTTGCGCAAGACAAGCACGAAGTGCTACACCAGCTGCGAGTCGTTTGACTTGCTCTGCATGGCGTGGGCTGTCGGAGATAAACCAGCAGAGTTATGGCTCCCTGAAGATCCGCTGCCAGGTTTTTTCTATGAGCCCGAGAACTACAAATTTCACGCTTACAACGCAAGCTTTGAGCTAGCTGTCTTAAATAATCACTGTGCGCCGGTGCACGGCTGGCCGGAAATACCAATCTCACAGTGGGAATGCACTGCAGTCCGGGCTGCTGCTTGCGGACTACCTAGAGCCCTCAAGCACTGCGGCGCTGCGCTTAATCTCACACAGCAGAAAGACGATATCGGGCACCGCGCGATGCTGCACGTTTGCAAGCCCAACAAAGACGGCGTGCGAAACTTTAATCCGGACCTGCTAGAGAAGACCTACGCCTACTGCCAGATCGACGTAGAAGTCGAACGCGAGATCCACAAAGCGACGCCCGCGATCCCCGAGAGCGAGCAGACTATCTGGCAATTAGATTACGTCATCAATAACCGGGGCATCCCGGTTGATCTAGAATCCTGCCGACACGCGGTGAACCTTCTCGAAAAGCACAAACAGAAACTAGAGCAAGAGATCGCTGAATTATCCAGCGGCGAGATCACTACAGGTCGGCAAGTGCAGCGCATTCTTGGCTGGCTAGAAATTCACCACGGTGTGCAGCTCGAAGATTTATCAAGACCCGTCGTCGAGACTGCACTCAAGGACCCGGACTTGCCGAGCGAAGCCAGCCGGATGTTAGAGCTGCGCCTGGAATTATCCCGTGCGAGTGTGAGCAAATACCAAGCAATGCTCGACCGCGAGTACTGCGGGCGCGTGCATAACTCGATGATGTTCTACGGTGCGGGTACGGGCCGCTGGTCAGGCAGGGGCGTGCAGTTTCAGAATCTCACGCGGGGGTCGCTGAAAAACCAGCAGCAAATCGAAGACGTGATCGAGCTGCTACCCGAAGAAGACCCCGACCTGATCGAAATGCTATACGGCGACACAACCGCCGCTTTAAGCTCGTGCATCAGGTCGATGGTAAAAGCTCCCGAGAACAAGCAGCTGATCGCTTGTGACTACACTTCGATTGAAGGTGTCGTAGTCTGTGCACTCAGTCAGCACACTGAGATGCTCAAGCTGTTTGATTCAGGTGCAGATATTTACTGCGAGTTCGGCGCCAAGCTCTACGAGAAACCCGCAGACGAGATTACTAAAGCTGAACGGTTTGTCTCTAAAGTCGCCGTGCTCAGTTTGCAGTATTCGTGTGGGTTCTTGAAGTTCGCTGAAATGCTGCACGCTTGGGGTGATAACCAGGATCTTGAGATCCCCGGCACGAAAGTAATCCGAGGCAAAACCGCACAGCTCGACAAGTGGAACCGAGTGGCTGAGTTAACCGGCGGAGAGAAGAGCTTTACTGCATTACAGAAGCACGGCACTACACTCATCGCTAAACCCGGCAAGCTCACTGACCACCAGATCGCAGCGGCTTACGTCGTAGATGTGTATCGCCGCGCGAACCGCCCGATCGTTGAGTTCTGGTACGCGATGGGCGACGCGGCGTTTGCGTGTGTGCAAACCGGTGAGCCGCAGCACGTGAACCAGTTCATAAAGTTTGATATCTACGAGCAGGCCGGCTACCAGTGGTTGCGCATGGCTCTGCCGTCAGGTAGATCGCTGTATTACTTTAAGCCGGAGATCAAGAAACAAGTCGAGACTCCCATCGGCAAACGCGACGTTTTGACTTGCTTTAACCCCAACGATCGCTCCGCCAAGAGACTCTATCCGGGCTTGCTGGTCGAGAACGCTACCCAGGCTATCGCTCGGGATATTCTCGCGCAGGGTTTACTAAACCTGGAGCGCGCCGGGATCAATACGATTTTTCATGTGCACGACGAAGCGTGCTGTGAGACTGACCTCAATGTCTCTGTTGAGCAAGTCCAACAGCTGTTGTGCGAGTTGCCTGCATGGGCTCAAGGTTGGCCGATCAAAGCAGCAGGCTTCACGGCTACTCGGTATCGAAAAGATTAACAACCGCAGCGGGGAGGGTGAATGATGGATCAAGAAGATATCTGGATGCTATTAGAACACGGACTGCAGGAAGCCTTAGCCGAAGCGTTATCGGAAGCTAATCAGCGGGAGGGTGAATGATGGATATCTCAAACTGGACATGGCAACACGTTTTTGACTTTGTAGTGCAGAAGATCAACGAGCAAAACGCGCTGTCGTTTGTACAGGACGAGCTTGGCGCCGCGTGTTGCTATCGCGGGCCGCACGGGGTGAGATGCGCAGCGGGTTGGTTGATCGACGACGAAGACTACAAGCTGAGTTACGAAGGAAAGTGCGTTTCAGATCCGCCGCTCGATGCCGTGTTCCCGGAACACCATCGGGATTTAATCGGGAGGCTGCAAGACGCGCACGACGACGCGGCAATAACTCGAAAAGGCGTAGCTGGGTTTAACCTCAACGCGGAACGTCTGGCTCGCGAACTCAACCTGGAATGGAAACCATGCTGCACAACTACCAAAAACAAGCAGTCGCTTTTCTCTTAGAACGGATCACCGAGGGTCGCGGGGCGGGGTTGCTTCTTGACCCCGGCCCAGGCAAGACGCTGGGCTCTCTAGAGTGCGGCGGTAGACATACAACAGGAGAAAACTCACGGTGGATATCTCAGCGTGGACTGCTAAGGAAGTAGTCGACTACGTTGTTCAGAAGATCAACGAGCAAGGTGATCTGTGCTATGACGCTCTACTGGGCGTGTGCATGTATCGCGGACCGCACGCAAGACGCTGCGCAGCGGGCTGGCTAATCGACGACAAAGACTACAAGCCTGAGTTCGAAGGCAGACCGGTTACTGATCCCACGGTCGCGAAATGTATCCCCCGCAAGCACCTCAATCTCGTCAGCGGGCTTCAAGAGATACACGACCTATCGATTCGCAGAGGTTTGAAATTTTTTAACGAGTTAGCAAACGACCTGAAAACCCGACTAGGAGAGAACGCATGGATCTCAACGAGTGGTCCCGCGAAGAAGTGTTTAACTACATAGTGCAGAAGCTCAACGAGCAGGGCTCGTTATCCCAGACTGAATGCGGCTCGTGCTTTTACCGAATGAAAAACGGCAAACGCTGCGCAGCGGGGTGGCTGATCGACGACGAAGACTACAAGCCAGAATTCGAGGGCAAAGCAATCAGCGAGCTAAACCTCATCCCGCCTAAGCACCTCGATCTGGTTTCTAACTTGCAGCACATTCACGATGAATCCCGAGATCTCGAAAGCTTTAATAGCCGCGCGGAGCTGTACTGGCGACACGAGCAGCTCAAAGCAAGAAACTACACGACGCTCTTCGAGGCAGTACAACAGCCGTGAAGCTAGAGCTGCATCCGTATCAGAAAACAGCCGTGAAGTTCCTGCTAGAGAAACTCACGGCGGGCCAGGGCGCTGCGATCTTTCTGGACCCAGGCTTAGGCAAAACAGTCGTCACGCTCGAAGCGCTCGCGAGTTTAGACTTACTTGGCGCATGGCAGCAGGTTTTAATCTGCGCGCCTCTCCGGGTCATGGGGCTGGTCTGGCCTAAAGAAATCGAGCAGTGGGGTTACAACTTTGATTACTGTATTCTGCACGGCAGCAACAAGGCTAAGTACCTAAACAACGGCTGCGAAGTGCACTTAATCAACACCGACGGCGTGCGGTGGCTTGCGAAACAAGACTCACGCCCGAAATACGATCTCGTCATCGTCGACGAGTCGAGCTGTTTTAAAAGCTGGAACTCGCAACGGCAGAAAGCTCTCAGCAAAATCTGTAACGGCTCGCCGACTGTAATCTTGACCGGTACGCCGGCTGCGAATTCTTATCACGATCTCGGCCCGCAGATGAAGCTCGTCGACCAGGGCAAATCGCTCTGCACTACAGAGTACCGATTCAAAGCTAAGTTCTGCCAAAAGATCATGCGCGGTCCGTTCCCGGAATATGTAATTACCGAAGCCGGCAGGAAGCTGATCGACAAGCAGATCGCGCCGATGGTCCTGCGCATGTCCGCAGAAGACTATCTTGATATGCCTGATCGGGTATACCGAGACGTAATAGTGCAGTTACCTAGAAAAGCCCGCGCGATCTACGAGAAAGCAGAACGCGCGGTCTTTACCGAACTCGAAAACGGCACGCTCGATTTTAATTCACCCACGAGTTCTTACGCTAAGTGCCGGCAGATCGCTAACGGCGGCGTGTACGTCACCCAAGCGGGTAGCGACACCCGCGAGAGCGAGCACATTCATGACGCCAAGACCGACGCCGTGAGCGAGATTCTCGGCGAGCTGCAAGGCAAACCGGCTTTGTGCCTGTATCAGACGTGGCATGACTTAGAGCGCTTGCACAAAAGGTTCCCAGACGCCCCGGCGATCAACGGCAAGACCAACAGCAAGCAAACCCAAGAGCTGATCAAGCGGTTTCGCGCAGGGGGAATCCAGCTCTTGCTCGCGCAGCCAGCTGCCATGTCGCACGGAGTCGACGGGCTGCAAGGTGCCTGCGCCGACGTGATCTGGTATGGCTTGAGCGACAAGCCCGAGACTGTCCAGCAGGCTGAAGCCAGAATCTACCGCCAGGGGCAGAAACAAAAGCAGGTCAGGATTCACCGCATCGTGTCCGAGCTGACGATTGACGAAGTGGTTTTGGGGCGGCTGGCCGCGAAGGCTGCGGGGCAAAAAGCCCTTTTCGACGCGCTCAAGAAATATCGCGAAAAAGTGCTTGTCCAGAAAACAGGACGAGGGTAGACTAGTCGTGTCGATATGCCGCTGCCCCTGCGGCTGTTGGTTTAATTACTAACACATGCAAGGTGAGTGTCCGTTTATTTTGCAGTCCAAAGGGGCAGCGGACTATTTTCCTTTCCAGCTAGGAGTGCAGGGTATGAAAGTTTTATTTGTCGCGGACGCGGAATCTCGGCGGCCTCAGATGCTCACGTTGCAGGCGGAAACCGCCGCCGACGAGCTGCTGCTCACGCGGTTGGTCGAGGGTTTCTGGAACCGCAAAGTCTATTTAGCCTCTGACGAATCGTGCTGCGAATGGGAGGCTGAGCAGTGACCAGCGAACTCGCAAAACACCGACGTGCTGAACTGAATCTAGATACGCTTTACTACGAGCTAGAGCGGGTTGTTACCGGGGAAGGTAGCTGCCGAGCGGTTGCTTGAAAGTCGCCCGATGCCTTTGAGTTTCGTAGAGGAGTGCTGCAATGAACTGTGAAAAATGCGGCGAAGAATGCGAACGTGATGAAGTCGACGTCGGCGTGGGCTACGTCTATGGACCGTGGGGTTGCTGGCAGTGCGGCTGGAGTGAAGATCCTAGGTACGACAGCAGTAAAGGCGAGAGCCCCGCAGAAAAAGAAAAACCGGGTTGGGCAAGTGATCCCCTAGGGGGACTACGGCGAAAGAGCAAGGGAGTGTGAATCATGAAACGTGGAAGAGAACTAGTTAGACGCAAACGGGGCTCAACTCGGACTACACTCGCGCCGTATCGAGCCCAGTCAGGTAAGTACCAGCCGATGTTTTTACCGAAGCTGGTGAAAAGCAAAGTCAAACCTGAAGGGCTCGAACGTGAACCGCGAATATCTTGAAAAAGTCGTAACTGCGCTGGGCAATCTCGACTGGAACTACCGCAAACAGTACGGCGAAGCCGGCGTCGACATGGCCAGCGAAGAGCTAGAGCCCGATTGCGGCACACCCGGCTGTCACGCGGCGTGGCTCTACCTCGCAATACAGTCGTTCGACGAAGGTCATCCCGCCGAGTTTCATTACGAGAAGGCGGCGAAATACTTTCTAGATCGAGTCTACGGCTCGAACTGGGACTGGCCGGAAGAGGTTCCCGTCTGGCCCCATGCAGGCGCTCGGTTTATTGACTTGTTCACCCACGACTGGGCGATCGTCGGCCAAAAGCAGCAGTACGAAAAGACCCCGAGTTGCCTGAACCTAATTGCCTGTTGGGAACACGTCCTGGAGTTCAGTCCAGATTTGTAGACGGTGACTGCCTAATCACAGGGTGGGTATACTTAAATGCCGCTTGCAAGCAGTTTTGCAGGCGGCATTGTTTTTGTTTAGAGGGGCTGCGATGCTTGCTGTTGACCTACGCGAACTCGACTGTCACCTGCCGGTATCTAAGAAAAATCCCAAACTCGCGATCAACCCAAAAACCGGAACATCAAAAGGCTACCCGCAAGGCTTAACTTCGTACAAGCTCGCGCAGGAATACTCTCAGACTAAGCCACAGTGTAGTGGCGCCACAGGGTGTTACTGCAACCGCGAAAACAAACTAGTCTTAATAGACCTAGACTCAGATGTCTTTCTAGACTCCGGCGAGCTAAACCCAAAATACAGGCAGGTCTGCGAGCTGCTGAAAGATACTTTCTGCGAGCGCAGCTGCTCGGGCAAGGGACTGCATTTCTTAGGCTACACAGAGACTAACACCCAGTATTCCGGCAAATACGAGCTACCGGGTGGCGTGACTCTTGAAATCTACGCGAATACTTCCGGTAGGTTCTGCGCGAATACCTATCAGCCGTTTGACTTAAACGAAGATTTACTGGGCACTCCAGAATCCTGCCACCCATCGCAATGTGTAGATGAGTTTCTAGAGTGGGTCTCACAGCACGCGATCGCCGGGAATAAACCGCGCGAAGTCCAGGAACCCGCAGTTAGTAACCCCGAGCTGGTCCGCCAGCAAGCTTTGTACTGCGAAGTCAAGCTCCAAGAACTAGGCATCGAGTCTTCACGGGAAGTCTGGGGCTCAGGGGCTTATATCTGGAAATTCAAGCAAGCTCACTGTTGCAAAGAGTATTCAGATAATCCCCAGAATACCAGTCCGAGGCACGTCGGGGATAACTCGTGCTCGGTGTGTCTGCAGTCCGACGGCAAGCTCACGGGATCTTGTCTCCATGCAAGCTGTAAATGGACTATCCGTGAGTTATTTCATGAAGAGCCGCCGTTAAACGAGCAAGTCGACATGCACCGAAGCCTGCAAGCCCTGGCCAAAGCGGAAGACTGTATTTACGAGCCTACAGGAGTGCTCCCCGCGCCACCGAGCGGGAACACCGAGCCGGGAGCGGGAGCAGGAGCAGGCAAGGGGGTCGTGGATTTCTGGGTGCCGGGGTTTATCTCGGAGTTCATGAACTACTACATGCAGACGGCGCCCAGGCCGCACGAGCAGTTCGCGTTCTCTGCAGCGATCACAGCGTTAGCTTCGCTCGGCTGCCGCACGATCAAGCAAGACCGGATTGATCTCAGGCTGTTTACTGTGAATTTAGCCGCGTCCGGGGGTGGCAAAGAGCACACCCGCAAAAGCGTACAGAGCTTAATGTTCGAAGCCGGCGCTAACGGCTTAGTCTACACCGACGTAGCCAGCGCGCAGGCTGCTGTCGCAATCGCCGCGCAAGTCCCAGGGGTGCTCCTGCAGATCGACGAGATCGGCGGCAAACTCCGCGCGAACTCAAACAGCCAGCATCTAGCGGCGCTCCCTGTTACGCTCATGGAACTGTACAGCACCGACCACGTGCGAAAGACTTACGCTGACGGCAAACAAGTCTCGTGCACTAATCCCCGGGTGATCGTCCAGGGCGCAAGTACCCCCGAGACTTTCTGGCCGGCTGTAAACACAGGGCTATCTATCGACGGGTTTCTCTCCAGGATTTTAGTCTTCGAGATCCCGCATGTAGACCTAGCTGACGAGAGTATCGGGTTTATTCCCGTCCCGGAAGCTTTACTCGCGTTCGCTAAGCAGCTTTTGCTATTAGACCAGCCGCGCACAATACACTACAGCCCCAAAGGCCGGCAGCTGCTCAGCAAATACCGTCGCGCAATTGATTCCAGAGTGCGGGACGACCGGGAAGCCGGCAACAACGTAAGAGCTACGATCTGGGTTCGCGCGGTGCTGCACATCCAGAAACTCGCGCTGCTGTTCGCGTTGAGCCGCAGCTGGGGAAACCTAGACCAGGGGTTCCAGGTCGAAGAATGCGATCTTAAGGCCGCTCACAGCGTCGTAGTGGACCGCCTGAAGGCTGTCGAGGATATGCTCGTCAAAGCAGCCACGATCGCGTCAGACGAAGACAGAGCCGAAGAGCAGCTCACCAGTGCCGTCCTGCGGCAATTAGCCGACGAGCCGAAGAGCCTCACTCAGATTTATCGCAGCACGACGCTGGCCCACAAGAAGATCAAACACGCGGTCCTGCGTCTGCTTGAACGCGGGGAAGTGGCTGCGTATCTCACGCCCGCAGCGGGACCGGGGCGGCCCCCGACGGTGCTGGCCATGCCAGACTTTAAGCCGCCGAAACAGTGGGTCGCACGTAGCACAATCTGAGTGCCGGCGGGACCGCCCTCTTTGACATGAAGTCGACCGCTGATCCGAGGTCGGGTCTACTTTAATAGACGCTCACCAGCGAGCCTCCGGCATGGAAAATGGTTGCGATTTGGCTTGCTGGCTGCTGGGCTGTGAAGCCCCCTCAAGGCCAAAATCAGGCGGGGGTATTTGCATACCCCCCGGGTTCTGTTTCTTAGACTAATTAGTTCGCGCCGGGGTTGAAACTAATTCACTGCGGAAGCGTGGCCAGTTTTTTCCCTATTTTTCATTTGACAGTTTGTGTCATCGCCGCGCGAATTCGACTTTGTTTCCACATCTGGCGAAAATAATACCCGAAGCCTGATTGACCCTATAAAACAAGTGTTTTTTGCGTCTCAGACGGGTAATTTATTAATTAATTATTTGTTGTAAGTGTCACCCTCTCACAATCCCCCAAACGGGGCCCCACGGGTGGGGGGAGACCAAGGGTCAGTAGCTATAACTAATTAATTAATATAAAAATATAATAAAATAAGACTACCCCCTCCCAGAAGAGGGGTTTTTGCCTTTAGCGCGTTTTCTGACTTTCAACCCCCTGCGAACACGGCGGGAACCGCCCGTGGTTCGTCGCGAGTAAAACCCCCTGCGAGAGTCTAAGAAAATGGACGGACGTCTATTGACGTTCTGATAGGCTGGCGGTAGTATGGTCCGCAGTCAGCTTGAAGAGGGTCTTGACTATGAACGCGAACCAGCTCAGCAACCAGCTCTGCAGCCAGCTCGAAAGCCAGCTCTACAGCCAGCTCTACAGCCAGCTCCACAGCCAGCTCCGCAGCCAGCTCTACAGCCAGCTCTACAGCCAGCTCCACAGCCAGCTCCGCAGCCAGCTCGGCAACCAGCTCGAAAGCGAACTCGGCAACCAGCTCGACAGCCAACTCCGGGAGGACTTGCAATGGTGATCTCGCCCCGCTATCTGGAAAAACAGCTTCACGAGCAGTTTACCCAGCATCTCACCGGTCTTCTCCGGTCGTCAGTTTCGGAGGGTACCCGACCCATCGGCGACTTTAGGTTTTGCACCCGGCTCGACGACAGCTTCACAATCAGCTACTAACCGATCTACAGGAGACTTCAGAATGGTCAGCCAACGAATCGAGTCGTTAACCTCCCGCCAGTGGGCACAAGTTGAACGCTTCAAAGACCCGTGGCTCGCGAGGCAGACCGAGCAGTACACCGACGCGGAGATTGCGGAAGCTCTGGGCGATATGTGGGCGAGGTTCGGCCACCCCCGCCCGAAAGTTCGCGTGGCTGATTCGCCGCTCGCGGCGATGCGGCTCGCCGGCGACGTGCCCTACTATGCGTCCTGGTGGTGGTCCGCGTGGGCGGGGTGGTATCGCGGCGCCGAGTTGGTCGGCGTAGAGTTCGATTCGGAGACTTTAGAGGCTTTTGATCAGTGGTGCTGGAAATGTCCGTTTGTAGCCCTCTCAGACAGCCCCGTAGTCTCTCGGAGGCCGGTAGAGGTACACTGGCAGGCTGGCGAGCTGCATTGCGATACAGGGCCATCTGTGCGATTCAGGGACGGCTGGGGAGTGTACTCGATTTCGGGGGTTCGTGTCACCGAGCAGATCGTTATGCGACCTGAGACGCTAACCGTGGCGCAGATCAGAGCCGAAGACAGCGAAGAGGTCCGCCGGATTGCGATCGAGCGGTACGGCTGGGACAAGTTTCTGAAAGCCACCCGCGCGAAAGTTTTAGACCGGCGCCGGAATGACATCGAGGCGACTGAAGAAGCATTGTTTGAGTGCGAAGGAATTCGGGTGCTGGTCTGCGGGTGCCCGTCGACCGCCCGTGTGTACTTCTTGGAAGTACCGCAAGGCGTCTCGACCTGCGGCGAGGCTCAGTCTTGGGTGCGAAACGCGCCAGACGGAAAGTGCGTCGGTGCATCATGATAGGCACCCAGCTCCACAACCAGCTCCACAGCCAGCTCTACAGCCAGCTCTACAGCCAGCTCGAAAGCCAGCTCCACAGCCAGCTCTACAGCCAGCTCTACAGCCAGCTCCACAACCAGCTCCGCAGCCAGCTCCACAACCAGCTCCGCAGTCAGCTAGACAGCCAGTTACGAAACGATCTGGGTACCATTTAACCAGGAGAGAAACCCATGCCAAGTGCAGCCCAAGTTTTTAAATCTATTCGCGAAAGCCTCGAAGCAATCCGCTGCGACGATCTACAGGAGTTTCCCGTAGCCGCGTCTGTCGGTGAGTACGTGCGGCAAGGCGACGTGTTAATTCACAAACTCGCTGAACCAGAAGGAAAACCCGCTTTAGTGCAGTTACAACTTGCGCCGGGGACCACAAAGGGCAGCCGTCACATTCTGAGCCACGATCGCGTCGAATATTTCACGCGATCTAACGGCGCTCTTACCGGGCCGTGCCTGCGTGTGACCGAACCGGTGACCGTAACCCACCCGGAACACGGTGATTGGCTGCTCGGCCCAGGGTGCTACGGAATTACTTACGAGCGGGCGTTTGCGGACGAGCTTCGCCGCGCAAGGGATTGACGAGGTACTATGACCGATCTAAAGACGTTTCTAAAAGACGTTTCGGTCGAGTACGTCAAGCGTACCGGCCCGCAAGCAGGCGGCGGGCTGGTTAACTCGCCAAGCTTTGAGTTTGTGCTCACGCACAACCCGACACAAACGCGCGTAGAACTAAACAACCTGCAGTGTAGAGCAAAGTCTGCAAAGCAAGTCTTGGTTACAGCGTTGCGGATACTCCGCGTTAGAGTATGGCAGTCTGAAAACCTAAACCTAGACCAGCAGGTTAAAACCTATCATTGCTCACCCCGTGGTATCTACACGAAAGACCACATCACAGGCGAGACTACACACGGACGGTACCTAGGTGAGCAAGTTTAGCGCCGCTGCGGGGCTGTTGTTCCTAGTCGCGACGGCAACGGCAACGGAATTCCCAGGGCGGTCGGTGCCGGCTTCGATTCAATTCGGTAGACCTCTTCCCGTGCTTTTTCGTCGTAGACTACCCACGCGCAGTCGAGGTAGTCACGATGCGATCCCCGCGCGAAAAATTCGCATTCTTTGCGGTTGTTGCTGGTCGCTTCTTCGCTGCCCCAACAACCGTCAAGCTCTAGACCGTTGCCTCTGTCCACGTAAACTTGGTATCGCTTTTTCACCCCTGTGTGTAGTGTGTAGCTGTGATAATTAGACAGACCGGCTACACCCAGTGCAACAGCTTCGCACCGGGTGTAGTCTCGCCTTGCTTATCGCATCTGATCTCGTAGCGAGTTTAACCGCGCGATAAGCACGTCGATGTTAACTTTCATTGTGCCGAGACAATCATGCTTGAGCCGAAAACTAGGTAGACCGTTGCGGACAAGACTATGCTGCGCCACGCGGATCTTCTCGGACAGTTCACTGATTTCGGCCTCCAACGTAAAGAATTCGTGGCGGTCCATTAATATTCTTCCGGCAGTAAACACGTAGTCGCCGATCGGTCGGCTTCCGTGATAATCCACAATCTGCGCGATTCTGGGAAAGCGTATACCGACAGGATTCGACCGCCGTCGGCTAACGCGCGGTCGTTAAGCTCCGCGTCTTCCGGGCATGTATCGCCCCAATCAGCCTGCAAATGGCGCAGTACGCTGCGCTGCAGTTCTTTCTGGGAGAATTCTGCAATCGCTCCGCGCGTTGCTACTAGGGTTCCGGGTTTGAATTTCATGATCTTCTATCTAGCCTTTCTTAGTGGGGTGATCTTGTGCAAAAACTTCATAGCCACGGTTGGCGCCAAGTCCGGTTAAACGCCTAGTCTGTAGTCTCGCGATAGCTTCCGTGGGGGCTTCGATATCGTGGCTGATTCGACGCCCGGTTGAGGTGCACCAGTCGACCCGCGAGACGTAGATTTCGCCACCGTTGCTTTCGTAGTCCCTGAGCATGTCTGCTGACCAAGCCGGGTCGGTAAACGGCTTATGAGTTGGGTATCTGTCGTTCATAATCTAGCCTTTCAAAAAACACATCGAAGTGACAACTACAATCATCGACAACAGTAGCCAAGCTGTGACGCTCATCTTTCTAGCCTTTCGATAGCGATTGCACACCCGACCGCGCGGGCAAGCTTAGTTAAGTTATCGACAGAAATATCGCGACCACATGCGAATCGCGAGACTACGCTAACGTTAACGCCTGCTTTTCTGGCGAGCGATCTTAGAGACTCATCGCTTTCGAGTACGGCATACCGTATAGCTCCGACTACGTTACTCGTCATCGCGCCAAAGCTCCTCTAGCTGACAGTGCACCCGGTACAGTTCGGCGAGACCGCCGACCAGCAGAATCAGAACTACACAGATCGCGTCACGTTCCGTAAACATGGGTTTCTAGCCTTTCTGCAGGCATCGCGATGCCTGCTCTTTTATCTGATTGACGGTTAGTTGGCGCACATGCGTTGCCGTGCGATTTCGCTAGTCACTGTGCGCTGCAGTAGATTCCCGAACGACAGCGTAAGATCGCTAACAGCTTCTGCGCTGTCGGTAGTTACAGCTAGCGCCGCCGCTTTCGAAAGCAACATATTGAAGACAGCAAGCAGGACGCTGTGCGTTTCGCCAGCGTCTAAGTCGTGAGTTTCGCACACTTCCACAATGAGACGCGCGAGTGAGTTTCCGATGTCCATCGACAGGTTTGCGCAAGTCTCGACTTCGGGTTTCATCTTATCTAGCCTTTCATAATGTAGTGACAGATTGGTGGCACAAGTAAGCCGCGCAGCCTGCCCTAGGCTAGACCGATCTAGGGCAGGTTCGCGCGACCTACACGCGGCGTTATCCGATGGCGGTTAGTATCTGGTTTGCTGCGCTGATAGCGGCGTGCCGGGAGAACACTTGCT